TCCATGTATTTATTTCTATTAGCATTAAGCGAGAAAACTTTTTTACTTAAAAATCCGGGATTTAGATGAGGGTAATTAAGAAGGATTGTTTCAATTGTTGATCTAGTTGACTCATTATTAGGATTGATAAATATAGATTTATCATAGTTCATAACAAATCTTTCAATTGCCCTCATTGTTTTTCCAACTTGTCGTGCCATAAAATAAACTTCTATGTTAATATCCTCTTTCAATTTTATTTTAAATATAAGGGTTGCCAACGGTGAAAGAAAATATTTAAACTGTTTTTTCTTCCTTATTATTATTTAACCCTATTTTTACCCCTAAGACACTGCTGACTATTGTAAGTAAACCAGTTAGTAAGATATTGTATATATTAAACACATTGCCTATAATTTGATCAGTTTCTAAATTTTTATACAGAAAAGCAGTTTGAATAAGAGTAACACTAACAATAATAGTAAATATAGCTATCATACTAAAAAGTAACCCTCTATTTAATATGTCTAATTTTTTACTGGTTTTGAGTATCTCTACTTGCTGTTCAGCAGAAACTTTATCTCTTTCGGTTAAAACTAATATTTCTTTAGTTCTATTTTTTTCTTCTTTTACTGCTTCACTTTCAATTCTTAATTGTTCTAACGTTTCTAATAAAATAGTTTCCTTTTTTACTAGTTGTAAATTTTGTTTTAAAACTAGTTGTGAAGTACTTAAACGATTTCTTATAGAATTTTTATATAAAGTAATACATTCAAACAAATATACTTTTTGTAATTCATCTTGAGGCTCTATAAATTTTATTATATCTCCACTCAAAAAAATCTCCTGTGTTTCTTTTAATTCATATAGAGCCTCAAATGTTTTTTCATCAATAATCATTATTTATAGGTTTTAAATGGTAATAATCTGTTTTGAAAACCTATAAAATCATCTTTAAAATCAATTAATACTTTTTCTAAATCTAACGTGTCTTTCAAAATCCAGAATTGTGCCCCATTTTTTACTGCTGTTGCTTTTTCTTGATCATCATTAGATGTTGATATAACACCAATAACAACGTTATTTCCATGTTCAAAATTAATTTTTCTTATAAGTTCTAACCCAGAAAAAGAAGACCCTTTAAGATTTACATCCACAAAAATACAATCAGGAACATCCCCCCGCTTTCTTGATTTAATAAACCATTCTTCTGCTTCATCAGAAGAATGAATGGCTTTTACTTTTATTGCTAAATCTACACTTTCTGCTGCATCTTGAAAAAGATATGAATAAAATATATCATCTTCAACACATAAAAGTGTTTTTATTTTATAGTTGCTAAACATCAAAACTTTTTTTTCATATAAATATAAAAATATATTATATGAATATATTTTTTATTACTAAAATAGTACCGTTTTCTTTAGGTAAAGCAGATAAATTTAAATTATGGTATTTTAAAATTAGGTTTGTTATTGATAATCCTAACCCTAATCCCTCACCATTATCATTTGCTTGTGAATATGGCTTTATAAATTTAGAAAGTTGTTCATCTGTTATACCATACCCATTATCTTCTATAAGTAGATCATTCTCACATTTATAAATTTTTACTTTTTTATTTTGTGAATTATTGTGCTTAATTCCATTTTTTATTAAATTGATAAGAGCCGTTATCATCAATGATTTATTTGCTGTAATTATTCCCATTTCTTCATCTATATCTACATATGAATAATAAGCGGTTTTTTTTAAAAAATCATTTAATATTACACTTAAGTAAAAACTTTCAACAGGTAATTTTTTATGATCATCCAACATTATACTAAAATCACAAATCCCTTGAAAGGTTTCTTTTAAAGTAAAAATACATTGTTTTAAAGCTTTAAAAGCTCCAATTATTTTATGCTCTTCTAAATATTCTATTTCAATTTTTTTTTCGATTTTAATAAAAAACTGATTAACTAAATTTATTGAGTTATATAAATCATGTCTTATTATGTAATTTATATGAGTTAAAAAATTATTCGTTTCTTGTACCTTTTCACTTTTTTTAATTTCATTAGTTATATCTATGCTTACACCACACATGTTTTCGTTATCAATCATAAATTTAGATGAATTATAATATAAAACATTATCTCCTAATTCTAATGCATCAATAATATTTAACCTTTCATGTGTTGACCTCACATGTAAGTCTCCCTCTCTAAATTTATCAGCAATGTCTTTAGGGAAAAAATCATAATCTGTAAATCCAAACACGTTATATAATGGTGCAAATTCTTCAAAATTATCAGTTACAAAATTAAATCTATGATTTTTATCTTTAACGTATATGCAAACCTGACTGTTTTTTTGTATTCCATCTATAATTTTTATTTTATAATAATTACGCTTATAAAATAAAAAATTAAAAAAAATGCATATTATGTTTATAAAACATAATATGCATAATAATGTGTATAACATATACAGTAAATTTATCGACTTTCAAATGTATTAAATGTAGGTATATTATCTACGTAAATTTTCCCATACATCTTGCTATTAGTAAATTTCTTTGCATATCTAGTCATTAACATCTGATTTATAGAGAAATTATTTGGATTCATAACAGGAACACTTGGTTGTGCTAAAACATATGGTGCATAAATATACCCCACATTTGTCAATGATTCTGGTTTAAACCCAATAAGTATATCATTAGGTTTAGCAAAAGCATCAATAAATACGTCATATCTCCCTCCTAAGGTTCCTACTCTCTTTAGACCTATGTTGTACCTATCTTTTTCTGTAAGTGTCTCTCCCTCTCTTAAAATGCTTAAATTAGGGAACAGAGCAGAAGCTTCAGGACTAAGAACAACCCAATTTGCTCCACCACAATTAGTCGTTTTATGTATTTGTGCTGAAACCTCATTAATCTTGTCGAATAATTTTTTGTTCCATAACTCTTGATTGTAAGTTTGAGTGGTATTTTGCCATCCTAAATAATCAAATCTTAATGCCCAAGGCGCAGCGTTTTTTAAATCAAGTAAAATCTCTCTATCAATTTCTAAGGCAATTTGCTGCGACATAGAATTAATAAATTCTTTATTAGCGTTAATATTTTGATATGCTTGTAAATCCATTTGAAGTTGTGGTGACCATATCGCTCTAGTCATTCGATCAACAACTTGTAAATCTATACCACGTAAATCAAAACCATATTCACTAATTTGTCCATTATTTTCTAGGGTATCATATCGTTTCCAAGTAAATGTAAAATTTGAAGAAATATTAACGTTAGGTAAAACTCCAACATATCCATCATATGTTGTTGGATTGCCAGAACTAACAGGATGTTTTAAATCAATTTCATATAAAATATACCCATTTTCATCGCATAAATCATCAACATGTACAATACTATCCCCATATTTTTGTGCGAAAAATCTTCCCTTAACTTCATCACCTGTTTGATATATTACATTATCAGATGAATCAACAATAGGAGCACCAGAGTTTATAACTCTAAAAGATGTAATAAATTCTTCAACAGCTATTTCATTTCCTCTGCCATTACTAAAGACTGGCTTGTTATTTAATCCAGTTATTTTAAAACCAATGGCTCTAATAGTATTATCTTGTGAGGTGACATCTGTATAAGGTACTATACAACTATCTGCATCAAATGAAAAAGGAGTCCCAGTAGCAACTATAACTTCATACGCTCCTTTAGATTGATCATAAAAAGAATCATTATAAAGCTGATCGTAAAATGATTTACAGCTTTCCACAAAAGGCTCAGGGCAATTTAATCCTAAACATTTATAATCACTTGTATTTTCTATGTGAATTTGCTTACCACCGCTTTCTCTGCGAGATGATACTTTAGGATAAAAAAAGAAAATTTTACTTGATGCTTTATCAATTGGGTAAAATGTAACTAGGCTTTTTGATATGATATTATCAAAAGTACGCTTAATAAGTGGAAATGCAATAGAAGCGAAAACACCTGACACATTTCCTGACACATTCTCTAAAAGCAAACTTAATTGTTCCTTTTCAGGTTCAGTCTTTTCTAATAAGAAGTTATAATTATCATACTGCCCAAATTTATCATGTTCAGAATAATTACTGTATTTTTCTACTAAAAGATTATCGGTCGGTATAAAAGATTTGTTTAATCCTGTTAAATGATTAACCATTTATATTTTTTATATAAATAGGTAATTAATCAAAGATTATGTTGTTCTGACCAATTTACTCCATCGTGGGTGAATAAGATAATAACATCAGCCATTTTAGACAAATGAATAGATGCTTGGAATTTATCTTTCCAATCTTCTCGTTTTTCACGGATAGTTAAATCACAAAGAATTTTTTCTGGTTTTTGATATAAAATCGCTCTCATACAATCTGGACAAGGAATCCAATTGAGATAACAGGTTGACCCCTCTAAAGAAATACCATTCTGCTGTGCTAAATAAATCGCATTTCTTTCAGCATGTTCAAAATAAAAATATTTTTGTGGAGCTTTATGATAATATTCATTTTTATCATTTAAATAGCTTGGCAAACCATTATAACCTTCTACTAAGGTTTTTTTATTCTTCACAAATAAACAGCCAACTTTAGTAGAATTATCTTTTGACCAGCTTGCCACTTCATCAACTCGCTTGATAAATCTTAAATCCCATTTAGATAAATTCATATTTTCTATAAAATATAAAAAAATTATCTGATATTACAAAGAGATTTAAAAATAATTTGATTTAGATCATTTTCACTTTTAGACATCAAATCATATAGCTGGGTTGTTAATACCTCTAAATCTGGATTTATCCTTGAAACTTTTTCAAAAATAATATCACCTAAAAGCTCTAATTCCAATGAATTAATATTTGGAAGATTTAAATTCTTTAACATTAATAACTTTACCCCCGTTCTTAATATGATAATAGTATTTAATCCACTAATAGATAATCCATTCTTATATTGCATGTATGAATCATTGGGTATATACTTACCTGTATTGATAAATTTATAACAATCATTAAAGGAATAATACTTTATCCATTTAGAATAACTCTTATTGAATTGATTATATATAGACTCAGTGAAAAAAAACTTAGATATGTTGTTTACATAACCAACTAATATTAAATACTTTATGAGTTGTTCCATGTTAATATCTGATGATTGTTCGGAAATTTTAACATATGTTAAAATTTTTTTCTCAGACTCTGGTTCAAGTGATGAATTTCCTCTTTTAACATCATTTCTGATATAATTTAAGATATTATCAGAAATATATTTTTCCTTATTATTATTCTTTACTTTATGTAGTAAGCTAAATAAATCATCTTTTTCTAGGTGGATAGTAACTTTTGACTTAGAAAAAATGGAGAAAAAAGAAAGTATGGCACTTTTTATTTGCTCCTCATTATTATCTTCAAAAATTTCTATATCTTGGATATTAAGTTCATAGGCTTGTTTTATTTGTTGGAAATCAGATGTTTTATAAATTTGATTTAATACCTGTTTTTTTTTATTAAAAACATAGGTATAATCTTTTTTATAATCTTCTAAACTATAAAATTCTGAAATATTAAATATTTCATCTAATATGGAATATGTTCTTTGTACCTGTTCCTTCATTATATCACTTCAATACCCTCAACTATATAACCTTTTTTCTTTGCACTTATTAGTGCCATGACCTGATTTTTAGTATAAGTTTCATTGATTTGTGAGTCTCCTTGACCGTCAATATCTGTTACTTTAATACCTAAATCCCATTTTGTTTCCATATTTGAAAAGAAATCAAAAACTTGTTTTTTATCATTAGCGTAAAACTTTGAAAAATTAACCGTAACGTTATATTTTTGACTTCCTTGTGGCTGATAAAATTGAGTAGGTTTAACACTGCCCTCGGATTCAGTAAGTGTAATACTATTTTCATTTCCTTTATCAGTAATTTTTTTTATATCTTGGTCAGGCATATCTGTATAAGTCTTGACATCCATCTTGACATCTTCTTCAACAGGTTTAGTGTCTTCAATATTTAATAAACTGGCAAGAACAGTAGCTGCACCCTTTAAAATAGCTTGTTGATCTCCTGAGATATGAGGTTTTGCTTTTTGTAAAAATGTTTTTATTTTACCTAAAAGTGTATATGCCTCATTTTCTACATCAGAAGGGGTTAATTGTGTTTCTTCGGCTTCTGTAACCAACTTGCCGTATTTTTCTAAAATGTTTTTCATAATTATTATACTTTTAAAAAATTATCACTTAATAAATCATCGTAATCTGCATAATTGTCAAACCCGTGAAACCAATGGCCCTTATTATGACTATCGTCGTCGTCAAAATCGTCGTCGTCGTCGTCATCAAGACTATCATCTACTAAATCTTCTTTACTATTCATATAATAAGGAAGACCTGTTTGATCTTTATCATATTGTACTTGCTTATCGGTCAAAGAATAATCATCCCAAGGAGAATCCTCTTCTCCATATTCTTTTAAGAGTGTTTTATCTTTAAATACAGATTCAACAACATATCCTTTTTTCTTAGCCATTTCATGAACATACTGCTCTACAACTTCATCTGTTGGTTCTTCGGGTGTATCTTCATTTTTTGTTAGCTTTTCTTTAATGCTATCTAACAATTCAGGGCTAACTGTATCAATTTTTAAAGATGCTAACAAAGTATTAAAAACATATTTTACAGTAGCATCATAATCATCTAGTTCATCAGCTTCATCTTTTAAGATATAAGCCAATTTTCCTGCCAGCTCTTGATATTCAGATAAATCTGTTTCAATGGCTTCACCTTGATCTTCTTCTGCTGACATTTCATCGTCATCTAGTGAAACTTCTTCACTATCACTGTCCATATCAAAATCATCAGCTCCACCCATATCATCAACAGATGATGCTGGGATGGGTTCTTTAATAACATATTTTTCAGCTTCTGTTATAAGAAGATTAATATTATTAATTGCGCCATTTAATGATTTGAAATTATGTTTGCTATATCGCTCATAACCAACTGGGTTATTTGCCTCTTTTACTAAGATATAATTACCTTTCTCCTTTATGACATAGATTTGCGTCTCATCAATTTTTTTAGAGAAATATGAATTAAAAACTTTCTTTTCTTTGGTAAGCTTTATCATGGCTTCTAGTAAATTGCCACTTCTTGCTTTTGTATTCTTATCCATTAAACAAATATATTTTTTTTTGGTTTTTATAGCAAGATGTTTCAATTTCTAATTCAATAGTAAAACATCCGCTTTCTATAAATATGTTATTATCTGTTAATAATTGTTTTAACAGTAAAAAACTTTTACCTACATTTAATTCACCATAAATTCCAAGAGCAGGGTCAATTGAAATAACATCATTATATTGCCCACTCCCCAATGATAATTCTAACTTATATTGAGAATATATATTCCATGTATAAGTAGCACCTACTATTTCAGTTGCATATAATACATTTTCTTCTAAGAAATGCAATGCATCAAATAATTCACATGATCTAATACATATTTTTGCACAATTAATGGTATAATCAGAGGTTATTACGTCTCTACAATTAAACATATTAAGTTAATTTTTTATATCCCTTCCACTTATCTGATTCTGAATTTACTCTATATTCTATGGTAGATTTTGCCACACCTAGTTTTTCCTCTGCTTGTCGCAGTGAATTAAATTTACGGCCATTAATAACATAATTAATACCATCGGTGTAGCCATCAGTATCCTCTTCCTCTTCAGCTCCACCATTTTTTTGATCGCTAGTTTCATCATTGGGTAATTCGGCTTTTTTCTGGGGGGTTATTTCTCCATTATCTAATTTCTCTTTATTGGTTGTATCTATGGAAACTTTTTTATCAAATGCAAGAATATCTAATCTATTAAGTTTATCCATCGTGCCATCACGTCTTAATGACTTATATGCAATATTTTTATCTGAAAATTCACCTCCCTCGGCTAAACCTTCTTTTCGAAGATTCATAACATCTTCTAAAATATCAGAATTTAATGATCTAGCTTCATCATAGTTTCCTAATCTAAATTGTTTTATGGCTTCTTCCATTCTTTTTTCTATCATCCCCACATAATAACTAACCCTTTTTTGGTTAGTATTTATATGTTCTAATTTCACAGGTTTTTTAATCCATGTTTGTTTTAAGATAGAAAAAATACCATTGCTTTCTATCTTTTCATTTATATCTTGCATGTACAACTCAACATTATAATTTTTGACTGTTAAATCATGTTCATCGTTATATAATGTTTTTGATGCCCACAAATCACTTTTAAGGAGATCAATATGATTAGAAATTAAAGATAAATCCATGATTAGATGAACATCAATATCAGAGTATTTTTCAGACCAATTATAAGAAGCCATTGAACCAACTAACCATACATCTGAATATTTTTCAGCTAACCAATCAAATTGTAAAAAATCATAAAAGTTTTCTGCCATTTCAAGTAGACTTTTTCGTACTTCCTTTTTCATTTTACTATTATCATTAAAAATTTCTGGGTTAAGAGAGTCTTTAATTTGAAAAGATTTAAAATCTATAGACTCTTTTAATATACCTTGACGAATAAAAAAATTCATTGTATTTTATTATAAATAGTTTAAACTGCAACAGGTGCTTTTATTACTCCACTATGTGTGTAATTTTGTATGAATATTTCACTAATATTAATATCATTAATATTTTCATAATTTGGCAAAATTAACTGTGGAGTTAGAGTATTGTTTAAATTATTATAATTCGATAATTGTTGTTTGATAGCGTCATAGTGATTGTGATATATATGTACGTCACCTCCATTATAAATTAATAAGTTAACCCCCATCCCACAATGTTTTGCTATTATCTCTAATAACAGTGCATAAGATGCGATATTATATGGTAATCCTAAAAAAACATCTGTCGAACGCATATTAAAAATACAGCTTAACTCATTTTGATCATTTACTAAAAATTGAAACATATTATGGCAAGGTGGTAATAACATATCACCTAATTCATCAACATTCCAAGCAGAAACTATATGCCTTGAGGAAAAAGGATTATTTTTAATAGAGGCAATAACTTTTTCTATTTGATTTGTGCCATTCCAATTCAACCACTGTTTTCCATATACATTTCCTAAATTACCCCATTTATTCGCAAAGTCAAAATCCTCTTTGATATTATCTTTAAAAGTTTTTAATGATATGAAATTACCCGTCTGTTTAAGATAATTTTGGTGAGGCCATTCATTCCAAATATTTACATTATTATCAACCAAATATTTTATATTTGTAAGGTTAAGAGACTTATACTCAGGTAAATTCATGTGATAACCTAAGAACCAAAATAATTCATATTTAATATTATTAAAATTAACATACTTTGAAGATAACATGGGGAATGATTTTTTCATATCAATGGTCATCTGATAACCCTGTATAGATTTTCTTCCAATGCTTGTACGGTCATCATGATCATACCCATCTTCCATTATTGTTTCTAATAGTTTTATATAACTATTTTCATAATTTATTACTTTTCTCATTTATAAAATTTTTTATTTTTGCAATATCTTCAGGTGAAATTATTCCACTCAATGTTTCATTATATAATTTTTTACCAACTTGTTTTTTTACCAATAATTCGTTAATTTTACTTCCTTGGCTATCAGCCATTCTAATTCTAATAAAGAAATCTCTGGGTATTTCATGATAGGTATACAATCTTCCAGAATTAAATAACACTTCCATTATTTTTTCAACTTCTAAATAACGGATACATAGGACATTAGATGATGAAAAGTAACTTTCTTCTAAAATACCTTCATCTCTATTAGTATATACTAGCATTTTTTTATATCTTTGTGATAAATATAATAAAATATTTATGATACTAAACGGAAAAAATTTATTGGAAGATTCTGAAAGATGGGCTTTTTCAATCTTTGAAAGTAATGTGGTTACCACGGAGATTTTCTTGTATTCTATATTAGCAGAAGGCTATAGTACTATTATTCATACATTAGAGGGATTGGATAGTAAAATACCTATGGTAACTTCTAAAATAGAGGCAAATGTAAAAAAATATCCAATTACTGATCAAAAATATTCAGATGAACTGATTAGATTCATGGCATCATTTGAATGTTTTAATGAAGCAACAGTATATGATATTTTTATACAACTATTTGATATGAGATGGCTTGCTTACGGAGCAATTAATTATCTTAACGTTTCGCAAAAAACATTTATTGAAACGTATGAACAAGATTTTAATCTTAGCGGGTCAGAAGTGTTTTTTGAAAATGAATTTGTCAACGATGGAGAAGATTTTTTATCAGAAGAAGATGAAATTGTTCAGAAAGTTAGCCCCCAAAAAGATTATCTTTCTGAATTGAACCCTAATAATAATATTTTATATGGTAGAGATAGAGAAATAAAACTATGCATAGAAATATTAAATAAAATTACTAAACGTAATATACTATTAGTAGGTCAGGCTGGGGTTGGTAAAACTAAAATAGTGGAAAGTTTACCAAACTACATAGATAAAAAAATTCTCCACATTGATGTTAATAAATTAGTAAGCGGAACTAAATTTAGAGGTGATTTGGAGAAAAAACTTGAATTTTTAATAAAAGATTTTCAGGATAATGAAAACATAGTTTTATTTTTCGATGAAGCTCATGTATTGATTAATGGAGCAGGTGGAGAAGATGGTTTATCTATTTTAAATGTTTTAAAAGAACCAATGGCAAGGGGTAAATTACAGGTGATTCTTGCAACTACTAATGATGAATTTAACAGACATTTAAAAAAAGACAAAGCTTTTGTGAGAAGAGTTAGTAAGATTCAAATCAATCAAACTGATGAACACACTACAATAAAAATTATGCAAAATTTTGCAGCCTCAAACAATTTTTCATGTAATGAAAAAGCATTGAAATCTATATATGACAATGGAGTAAAATACCTTAATGATCTATATATGCCTGATGCTGCTTTAGAAATTTTAGACTGTGCCTACTCAAAAGTAAAAATTAAAACTGCCCCCACTGAAAATGTTATTGTCACCTTGAAAGATATAGAAACAACTTTTACAGATAATTATGATATTTCTATTGTGAAAAATAGTAAAAGATTTTATAAGGACTGTTATAATAATATTATGAAGAAATATGCAGGTAATGAACTTGGTGTACAAAAAATCATTTCTTCTCTATATAATAATGGAAATGAATCAGGAGTTATATCATTCCTGTTAAATGGCGAGAAAGGAATGGGTAAAAAATATTTAGCCACGTTAATTGCCAATGAATTATGTAACAAAAAGAAATTGATAATTAATGCAAGTGAATACACAGATAAGATTAGTATAAACAAATTAATTGGTGCAAGCGCAGGGTATGTTGGGTATTCAGAGGGTGGGTTATTAACTAATTATATACATAATAATCCTAATACTGTTATCATAGTTGAAAACATAGAATTGGCACACCCAAGTTTTATTGATCTATTTTCTAGTATTCTTGAAAATGGTGTATTATTAGATGGTAAAGGAGATGAGTTTTCATTTGAAAACGCTTTTATATTTTTCATTAGTAGTCTTAATAAGAATAATCTTATTTCATATGTACAAAACGAAAATGTAATAAATCTTGAAAAATATTTTACTAAAAGTTTTTCTGATGCAATAACAAATATAATTAACTTTGATGGGCTATTATTAAATGATTATAAAAAATTTGCTAAGATATATAGTCTTAAAATTACTAGTGCTATTATTCAAAAAGCATTTAATGAAAAAATGACGGCTAGAAATTTTAAGAACCTTTTAAAAGAAAACAAAAAATTATATGTTAAATCCCTATTTTAGGGATTTAACATATTCCATCATATCATCTTCATTCACGAAAGCTTTAACGTCATAACCTTCTGACTTAATTTTTAATACGTCAGATTCACTAAGTTTTTTTCTAGCTATTTTCATTTTTTTAACAGATTCATTATATGCTGCCCAAAAACTTGGTGTTTGATCTTCTTCATCACTTGATTCTCCTAAGGCCATATCTCGATTAAAATCATGCTGGGCATCTCCCCTTGATTCTTCTTCACTTCTGATATAATCGTGGAATATATCACTATCCATAAAATCTTCTAACTCTTCATCTGTTGGTTCTCTGTCATAAATAATACGAAAAACATCCCTTGTTTTTTCTATATTATCGTCTACCGAGCTATAATCATCATCATAATACTCATCTCCATATTGTTCATTGACATCATCATCATATAGCATAGTTTCCTCAGGTGGATAATTTAACTTAGGTGCAACATCATCATATCTGCTGCTACAATTACATTCTTCTAAAAGGTATGTATATAATCTTTTAGCATTGTTTGTACTTCTCTCTCTAATAATATGCTTGATGTTATCTATATGTATATCAAATGAATTAAAAATCTCATCAACAAATGTTAAATTTTTATAGTTTTTTTTCTGAAGTAATACTGCTTCATTTAGTGCAGCAGCCAACTTTTTCTTATTAATCCTATACATCTTTACATATAAATAGATAATGAAAAATTGTTGTTATAAAAATATATAAAACTATTTATATAAAAAGTGGATTTCTACATACGACAAAATAGTGATTTACCTCATATGCAATTGGTATTCAATAGATATACCGAAAATGATTATTTAAATATTTTAAAAGCATCTGAAATATCATCTATAATTAAAACATATGATAATTGTAAAACATTGGTTAAATGTGGAAAGGTCAAATTAATAGAAGTACCTAATTGTAATGATTGCCCAGATAAGTTTTTTCTTAGTTACAAAATTCCATTAATACTAACAAAAAAAATAGGGAAATATCGAATGAAAATTATTATCATAAATGAAGAAGGTCAATATATTTTACCTTTAAAAGAAGAAATTATCATAAACGTTATACAATAAAATGCAAATATTAGTAGAAGCTGGAATTATAGATTCATTGATGGATAGATTATCTACAAGCGAACAGCGTAATTTAAATAAAAACATAATAAAAAAAATTGCGGAAATCTTTGGTGGTGATTTCTCAAATTATATAAAGAAAAAAATGCCTACCTTAGCAAGTAGAATAAGCTTATTACAAGTATTAAATGATTATGAGAATGGTAAAACACAAGATTTTTATAAACTTTTCGCAAGATTATTTATAGATTATTACATATATGCTTCTCAACCTTCTTTTTTTAAAAATATTAGTGGGGAGAAAAAAATAGATATTGCTTACCAAGGAGCCATTGAAAAATATTTGTCTCAACCTAAAGTTAAGGCAGACATTATTAATAATATGCAATTTTTCATGGTTAATGAAATCCCTGAAATTTTAGATTTAGCAACAATAAATGAAAAAAGCTATGGTAATAAAACTAAAGATCAAATAAAACAGGTAAAAAAAGGAATTAATTGGTTACGAGCTAAAGGTAACAAAGAACAACGAGCAAGATATGAATTAATGGATGGCATATTAGATTATTTTCCATTAATAACAACTAAATTAAAAAGAGAGCTTAAATCTCAAATAGAAGATGCAGATATTACTATTCTTACTAAAGTATTAAAGAACGGAGTTTCTTTAAATGAGGCCATTGATGTTAGTGCAGAAATAATGATACCCCACATGGGAAGAGCCTTATATCAATTAAAATTTACAGATACTAAACTAAAGAAGTTTGGAATACATGTTTATAAAATTTTAGATAGTGATGCCTTTGAAGAAATTTTTAAAAAATATATGAAATTCCAATATACAAAATAATTAATAATAACTATTTATATAAAAAATAATATATGGCTGATTTACTATTTCAAGCCCCTATACAAGCTGAACCAAAACAAAAGCATAGATTTGTAGCTAGATTTCCTAATGATATAGGAATATTGCCTTTTATGATAAAAAGTTTTCAAGCCCCTAAAGTTACAAATAATAAAGTGGTAATGGGGTACTTAAATACTGAGACTTATGTTATTGGTAAAAGTGTTTGGGGTTCACTGTCAGTGGTTACTCGTGACTTTATTGCACCATCTACTACTCAGGCACTAATAGAATGGCAAAGATTACACCATGAAGCTGTAACAGGTCGATCAGGTTATGCAGTTGGATATGCTAAAGATATTGATTTTGAAATTCTCGATCCCGCAGGTACTGCTATATCAGTATGGAGATATGAGAATTGTATTCTTGTAGATGAAATCAGTTTTGGTGACTATGAGATGGAAGGAGAAGGTGTAATAGAACTTAGTTTTACTATACAACCACAGCGTTGTATATTACTCTATTAAAATATGGGGGAAAGAACAATAATAGCTTCTTTCCCCCCAACGTAATATTAAATAAGCACTTCTTTAACCTTTTGGTCAATTGTGATAGAAAATTTATTATTTTCCTTTGTTACTTCATACTGATCATTGTCAATTTTTTGTTTACTCAGCAAAGCTACGAAAATTGATTTTGATAAATTATAAAGGATATTACGCTTTACTTTTCGGATAGACTTTTGTTCTGTTTCCAAATAACTGATTAATAATGCTTTTTGATCAGCAGAATTAACATAATGTGGCATAGAGATAAATGTTAGGTATTCTTTATAAATTCCATAAAGAATTGTTTCACCCGGAGTTAATTTTGCTTCTCCTTTTTCATTTACTTTTTTAATCACATTATCCAAACTTGGGACTGATTGTATCCCAGCTACCTTAGTAGTAATTTCAGGAGCATAGTACATATCTTGACCGCTCACACTAACTACTTTAGGAGAAAAACCATTATTACCAATTCCAAGTTCTGATAATTGATTTGCCACTTCTTCACCATATTTTTCAACAAAAGGATTAGAATATGATTTTACTTCATTTTCTTTTGATAGTGAATTAAAAACACGTTGGCGATAAGCTAACATTTTATCATCCAAGACTTGTTCTGCAAATGCTTCCATGTCAACACTAGCAATCATATCACGATTGGTAAGCGATAACTTATCTAAAAACAAAACTACTCTACCATTAACAATTTCATACAAATCAGTAGGAATGATTTTTAGTGTTTCTTCAGATGTAGTTACAACCATTTGTTTTAGATTTAAAATTAAATCAGCTACAATAGTATAATTTCTAAAAATAATTGTTTCCACTTTTTCAGGCAACCCTACTAATTTTTTAGCATTAATAACAGGTGTTAGATCAACACTAACTTTATGATTAACTTGAAATGAAATGTTTGCACGAGATGAGTTATATACTAATTCCAAGGGATTACCTTTTTCAATGAGGTCAACATATTCATAATCCAACTTATAAGGATTCTCTTCATCTAATGTTGATGTTTGAACCTTAGATGAACCAATCTTACTATAGTTAAAACGATCATCTCTTGTGTAAACTTTTGTTTCTTCATCTTCACTCAATAATTGTAACAAATCAATAAGATTGAATTCATTAGATGGTGGTAAATAATTTAAGTCAAACCCGCCTTCAAATAGTTCTGTTTCAGCTACAATATAAGAAAGAAGTTTTTGTTGAAACTCATTTAATTTTTGATTGCCAATGGCCCCAGAATATTGGTCAATTAATGATATACTACCCAATTGTCCCAAATATTCCCATACTTTACTAGGCTTAGATTCATTGATGTAACATAATCCCAGTAACCCTTGATTTAGTTGACTTATCTCTTTTGCTGGTACATAATTAGAATTAAATGAAACAACATAATACACCAAGTCAATAGGAATAATATACTCGTTATCTACCAACTTAGGAACAACTGTTAATCCATCCTGTACAAAGAAAATTTGCTCAATATCTGTACTAGGAATTTTAATAGTATTAGAAGAATATGTTCCTTTAACAATGGTGTCTAGTTGAATATTATAGGTCTGAACATTTTTTGCATATATTGTTGTTCCTAAAATATCACCCATCTTTAGCAACAAATCGTGGTTAGCGTAATCTCCATACTCAATAACAATACCATAATCAACAACAGATGCTAAATCAGATGTTGCATTCAATACTGAGGTAATTGAATTCTGATTTTCATACCCGTCACTCATGAAAATAAAAATATTGGTTTCAGATTGAGTAAAAGTTTTCTTTGCCAATTTCAAAGGATCACAAAAGCCAGTTAAATTACGTGATTTAAGCATTTTGACGGCATTTTTAGCCGACATAAGAGAATCTATCCCCTTATAGATAAAACGGTCTAAGATAAGTCCAAAATCACCATTAGAAGAATAATAGATAATAGACAACAAATCATTTTCAGCCAATGACGTTGCAATCTGATTTCCTAAATGTTCTCGAATAGATTCAAGCGAATAATGCATCGACCCACTAACATCTATTGCAATGCAATAATGTTTTTGTTTTTCTTCTTTAACAACCTGAGTATTTAACTCACTAGTCATTTGGTATAAGAAAGAACCATCATTTAAATTAAGTTTGTTCATAAAAATTAAAGTTTTGATTAATTTAGTTAAAAAAATTAGTTAAGTTAGCTTCGTTGTAATTTATTGATTTTAAAATTTTATTATCTTCACTACGCAAAATCAAATATTTGCCATACTCTTCCTTATATAAGGAATAGGTTTCTACTCCTTTTTGCTTATAAGACAAAATAGATAAGTTAGCCTCATCTAACGTATCACAGGCTTTACTCATATTAGAAGAATGTACTTCATCAAACAGAATTTCATTATAATCACCAAACCCCATTTCTAATGTTGTACCATGCAAAATATATTCAATATCAATAAGCGCATCCGCAATTTCTATTAAATCATTTGCTTCATAAGCATCTTCTAATTCTTGTAATTCTTCTTTTAGAAGTTTAACCCTCAACTCAAATTCTGGTTTTGAAATTAATGTAGGTTTTTTTCTTACTGGTTTACCAAAGAATAATTGAAATTCTTCTACTTTTTTTAAGTTATTGTTCATAAAAAATATTTATAGGATAAGGGATAATTCCCTCTATTTCACATATACTGGCATAATGTGCATACGCAATATTTGTTTTAAATTTATCGGTTTGCATTTTATTTCTTTCTTTCTCATTGGAGAAAAAACCGTTTTCTGTTAAAATCGCATAGCACTTTGTTCTTTTTAAAATGCCGCAATCTTCTGGCCTTAATTCTGATAATTTATATTCCTTACCCCTAGACTTTCTTAATGGTAGTCCACTATAATGAGCTAGGTTATTAGCAAAAAGTATGGCTGCATTTGTCATTGCTTCATTATATAAACTTGCATCTAAAATATTTTTTTGCTTTTCTAAGTTTATATAAACTTCAACTCCTGTTGCATCAGGGTTTTTACTAGTATAATTTGCATGTAAGCTAATCACTAATGTTGTAATATTTGCTCTATTAACTTTTCTTACTATATTATTAACCTCTCTTACTCTTGTATTAATAGGCATGTTTTGCACTAAAACATTAGTATCTAATAAAATGGAAAAAATATTAGATTTTTTTAACATAATGTCTATCTTTTTATAAAGATCATAGCAATATTGATATTCGTAAAAACAACTACCATCCTCCAATTTTACATGATTACCCTTACATTCACCTGTATATCCATGTCCAACATCAATAATATACAGGTTTTTTTGTTTACTATTCATGAGAATTTCATTTATTTCTGTTTTATCAGGTAAGTGATGAAATCCACGATAAATAACTAATAATAATAACAATAATAATACTATCTGAAAAAACAATACTTTATCGTTTTTTATGATAAATTTTATTTTATTTAAATATTTATTTAAAACGATTTTCATAATGTGTAATTGTACAAGAGGTTCAAGAAATACTGCAACTAATACCGCAGCAACTTTTAATAATATTGTTAGACAGCAGCCTTTAACAACAGAAGAAAAAATTGCTGCGATAAAAAAAGTTATGGGTATTACTCGTTAACCCCCATTTTTTTGTTCTTTTCTCTTTTGCTCTATTTGATCAATAGCAGCTCTATAGACTTCTGTTACTACAACAGGATCATATGATGTTAATATGCCAGTATATTCTTGTACTGTTGGTTTATCGTACATGACCTTATCTTTTTCTTGATCATACCAAATCCCCTCCAATATACGGTCAACAGCCAATTTAGGTAGGTTAGGATCACCTTCATTTATAGACATGGATCGTAATTCATCTATAGCATTGCTATCAAAAAAGATTCTTACATCGACAGGTTCTTTAATACCTTCAGCAATAAGAATTTCTTTTTCATCTTCTTTTAAGACAACCACTTTTCCAATATCTCGTTGTTTATTGAACCTCATTTCAAATGAAAAAACGTGATATGACATATAGTTGTCATTTCCTGTGCGGTCAAAAAAATCATCAACTAATTTTTTGACATCATTGCCATCTTCTAATAATTCTATCATAAAATATTTATTTATTATTTAGTGCAAAGATAATATATTTTATCCAGATAACCAAATTTATTTATGAAATATTTTTATAAAATTATTAAAATAGAGAATAGCGTAGAAAAAACTACAATTGCATTAAATAAAAAATATGTAATTATAAAAAACAAATATGATAAAATTTTAAAAGAAAATAAAAATATAGAATTTTATAAAACCTATAAGAATGGAAAAGCAATAAAACATCAATTACTGTTAATAACTAATAACCCGTATACTAAAGGGTTAGGATATACAACAAGTAATGGCTATAAAGTTTTAGAAATTAAAAACATATATGAAGAGAGATTATTTTATTCATATCCAGAAAAAGCATATGTAAGATATAACGAAGTTTCTTCATTAGAGGGTTATGTCTTTTATATTTTTCTTAATAAGATTATATTTGAAGCAGAGGATAAGAAAAATTATCTTATAGTTTGTACAAATAAAAGAGAGGCTTCATTTTTTGCTCAGAATATATTACTTAGTAAAAAAAATATTTATTTAGGTATTTTAAATAAAAGAATGAGAAGTTTATATAATGAAAATATCATTAAAAAATTTGACATAAAATATGAAACTCTTTATAAACCATATATATTATGAAAAAAGCTTTTAAAAAAGAAGCTACTCCCGTTATACCACCTGAATATGCTGTTTTAGCAGTTGGTGATGAAATAGTAGAGCCTTTAACAACCGATGAAAGAAATGTTTTTTTAAATAGAATAATGACCCATACTCAAAATATAGAGGATAGGTTAAATAAAAAAAAGACTGACTCATCTACTTATAATAATAAAAGCGAAATATTTAATGTTAATGCGTTAGAAATATTAATAACGAAAATAGTTAAAGAACAAATTAAAATACATTTAGATGCAACCAAATCATGATACCAGTAAACTTTTAGAAAGAGTTTCAACAAAAAATGAAAGTCTTTTTGAGTACATGGATAAAAACAAAAAAACTTTTGATGAGCCAAATACACTAGAAGAAAAAATAAATTTTCTTATGAATGAAATGAAACTTTTAAAAGAAAATTATCACATTATTGATAAAAATTCAGAGGAAGTTACTATTATTATAGGAGAAACAAGATTTCAAGGTGCAATAAATTTAGTACAATGATATTATTAATTTGTTATGCTATTACTATCATAATAACAAATAGCTCTATTTTTCAAGGATTCAGAGATTTTTTTAAAAAAATATCACCTAATTTTTTTGGGTTATTATTTATTTGTCCACTATGTACTGGTTTTTGGGTAGGAATTTTTCTGCATTTCACTGGAACACCTATTCATAATATTGAATTTCAATATACATTATTATCCTATATAGCTAGTGGTAGCTTATCGGGAGCAGTATCTTTATTCATAAACAGTTTACAGCAAATGATTTATTACAAATCAGATAATTGGAAAAATGAAATGGCAGCGGTTCTTTTAAATGAACTCTCTGCCATTAACAACGATGAAAAAAAATCTTAATTTCCTACTATTGGATCACCCCCATTTGTAACCAAGCAAAAGGCAGCATTTGTTAATAATGCTCCATCTACACAATCAATCTCAAAAGTAAGACATATAGATGCACAATCTATTATTAGATCATCTAAAACTAAATTTCTAATAGAAGGACTATTACTGCTTATGATTTCCTTACGAGTAGCATCAAAATAATAAAAAGTACCATTTTCATTAAAAATTTGTAAAATTAAACCTCCATTGTATGACCTGACATTATATACATCCATGTTAAAATAATTTAAATAATCTTTCTTGTAACGCTATTTGTTTGGCGTAATGATTTATATCGTGTTTTTCAAGTATTTCAGCTTTATTTTGCGACCAGTCTATCTTGTAGACATTATCATGCCCATCTTGGATGATAAACACACTCCCCTTCATTTTAGATTGATATTTTTCTAAAATACGCTCTAAAGATTCTTCATTTAAATAGCTCTTATCTTTTAAAACATATTTTTTTATGTTTTCAGAAAGTTTAATTGGGTTGTCTCCAACTTGTGTAACATCATCTTTTGAAGTTTCTTTTGCTCGGTTATCATTGTCTTTAACCAATTCTTTTCCAACCCCTTCCACTGAATTACCAGTTTCTTTATCAGTGGCCAATATCTGTTCTTTTTTTGATTCTCCTATGGCATCACCATCAACTGCGGATTCCATAGAATCAAGACCATTATTCCCTCTTTCAACTTCCATATCCTCAGTATTGTGAGGATTACTGCTATCTGACTTAGGAAAGAAATAACCACTTTTAGCTGGTTTTTTAGCCTTAGTTTTACTAGACTTTATGTATTTATTTGTTAAATCAGCAGCAACTGAATAGACTTGTGATTCCATTAATTTCTCGATCACCATTTTTTCAAATTGCTCTGTGGTCAATTCTATATAGTCATCTTCTAGTACCAATGGAGTTTCATAAGCACCTGAATCATTTTCAGACATCTCTGCCTTAATTTCCAATATTTCTGGGCTTGTGTTATTATTATTCATATGTTTTTTATTAAAAATCTTTTTTTGCTAGTTTTTCATTTACAGCTTTAGTGAATCCAACATTAAAATATCCTTGTAGTTTTAATAAAGCTTGTAATACAGTAGGTTCTAATCTTAACATGGAAGCATTTTCTAAATAAAACCCACTGTTGCCTTTTCCCATAGTAAATAACCACTTAATTTTATCACCAAACGAACCTGACCATTGAAACATATTATTTTCATAATCGTAAGTAATATCGTCAAAGCTTACTGACAAAGAACCTGCTAACTCAATAATATTTGTTTTAGCATCATTTAAAAAATCATTATCATTAGGTAATGTTAATACCTCTTCAGATATGAAAAACGTCATATATTTTTATGTTAAAAGCAAGAACAACCCATTTTTTTACCTATAGCCAATTTTCCCGTCTGCACAAATGATAAGTATAAAAAACAGAAATTGTTCTTGCATTATCTATAAATAGTAAAATTAATATTTTATTCTCTAATAGTTCTTTTTCCTTTTTTAACAGAACTATCTGTATCTTTTAATATTATCTTGTTTTCATATGTCACATCGCTAATTTCAGTATTAGACAAATCTTCGGATAGTATAGGTAATAAAACTTCTTTTGTTAAATCAGCTTTATTATCAGATATTAGAATCTCCTCTTCTTTTTCTTCAAGTGGGATAATAACTTTTTGATTTTCAATAATCACTTCATCTAAAGATATGGTTTTATCTTCTACAATAGGTTCATCATTTTTAATAATCTCGTCTTGATTAGAATTAACATCTACATCAGATTGTTCACTTTCATTAAAAACGTCTACTTCTTTAATTATGCTCATAAGACCCCAAAATACTCCTAAGTGAACAATCGGTATCCATAATCCAAATATAACTGCTGTCATACTTTTTAAATAAGAGCTAAATTCAGCATCTTCCATTATTTTAAAAAAGTTAAGTAATGGAGTCATAAGTTCTAAATATGCCTGATAATCTAAAGAAGCAATATCAATTTTTATATATTGATAAAAAACATTCCCACATATTTCTGCAAATAAGGTGGGAAAGAAGATCATTGCTTTGGTAAAATTAGTACCTATTTTCAAGAACGTTAGTAGCAATACCGATGCAATTCCTAAAAAAACACCTATGGCTAGTAAATAAGCATAAAACTGTTCATTAAAAATATGCCAAAAATAAATACTGTGAAAAACACTTGTAATACCTAATCCCAAATAAAATAGAACTAAACAAGCAACTGTTACTGCAATTAATGTGCCTCTAGTTATTTTCATTTAACCTTTTTTTTAATTCTTCTAGAGTTGTATTTGGATTATCAAATTCCTTTTCTAGTAAAAGAATTTCTTTTTTTTCATTTAAGAAAAGAGAATCAATATTAGATAATTTTAACATGAATTCTTTTTTATCAGCTTCTCTAGATTTTTTTTCTAACATGAGCTGTGTTTTTAAACTACATTTATTAGATAATACCAAAAGTAATAGTAAAGCAAGCCCAATCATAATATATGAACTATACTTTTGTAAATTTGTCTGCATAATCTGTTATATTTTTTATTTTATTTTTAATTAAAAAATTTCGAAGTTTTGTCAATGCTTCATTATATATAATTCCTGCACTCATTCCACTTATTGAATAACCTTCATTATCAAGTTTTATATTATATAAATATTTAGAATTAATAAATCTTGGTTTTACATCTTTCCCATTATAAATAACTTCTGTGAGTTCTGAGGAAGAAAATACATATGTACCATTTTTAACAGATTCTTTTTCTCCCTTGTAAAACTTACTCCATATTACTTCTATTAATTTATTATTTATAATAATCTCGTTTTTTCCTCGGTTTTCAAGTTTTTCAAGTTCTTGACTGTTCAAAGGTGGAATTTCATATATAATATCTTTTTTTGTACGTATACCTAAAGCTATATTTTTAAAAATTAAAAATTCGCGCTTAGAAAGAATGTCTTTTATAATTTCTAATAATTCATTATTCAATTCTGTTTCTACGTCCGTATTATCACATAAATCAAAATGTTCTAACTCATCAATAGAAAAAAAAGATATGTCATTAGTACCCCTATAAACAAGCTCTTCTCCTCCCACATTGTATTTTATATTTTTTATGGGGACTTCATTTGTTTTTATGACTTGATTATAAATTTTCCTATCATTAATTATGTTATCCTTATAGGAAGGGCTTACATCAATTATATTTAAATTACCTCTTTCGGTATAACTTCTTTTTAATAAGGCATAAAGATCATTCATTACGCAAGTATTTATCCAACTAGGAACAGTTGTAGTGCCTCTTCCAATAGTGTACCTGTCTAACGATTTTAATGCGCTCTCAACAGCATAAAAAAACATGTCATGTTGTTGATCATCTTTTAAATTCCAGTTACGTGAAATATTAATTACACATTTTTTTATTAATTTATAATTTGCAAAAACCAGATCATTTCTATATTTTAAATTTTTAGTATTTAAATACATGATTAAGTGATCCATTTGCTCTGATAATTTCATAGGTTTGTAATACTGCCCTACGTGGTCATATAAAAATCTGTTTTCCTCTAACATAATTTACTTATTTTTCCTTCTTTTTTAATAGTTAAAACTTCGGCATTTAAAAAAGCATCTTTTATATCTTCACGATGTGAAATTATAAAACATTTTTCAAAAACTGATTTATATCTCTCTAAGATTTTTAAGATAATTTCGATATTTTCTCCTCCAATTGGCCCAAAAATTTCGTCAATTCTTATGTAATTAGGTATATTTATTTTAGAAAAATTAATTTGAACTAAATTTAATGCTAACATAGATGCACATTTTTCCATACCAGACCCATTTTTTAAATTATATTTAGTTTCATTATTTTCTATAATATAATCTATTATGCCCTTCTCAAGTACCACATAACATTTAAATGGTAAATCACCCATGATCACATCTAACTCTTCATTAATAACACCTATATAGTTAAGCATTAAATTATTTATGATTCCATCTTTATCATGTGCCTCGACATATAATTTAAATGCCTTATCAATTATAATATCACCTTTTATTTGTTCTAATATTGCTTTTTGGTGAGCAATTTGATCTCTTTTAATTTGTTGAGTACTTTTTAATACATCATAATTTCTTGTTATAAGAACTAAATTAGATTTTTCCAAAGATTCTTTTTCTTTTAATAAGCTAATTTGTGCTTGAACATTTTCATTATGTTTTATATCAGCTATATGAGTATTAAATAAAACAATTTTCTCGGTTACATTAGAAATTTTTAAATCAACAGTTTCAATTTGTGCAATTATTGTTTCATTAAATTGAAAGATTTCTTTTTGCGATTCTAGTGAAATAATTTCTTGCTCTAATTCTTTTTTATTTATATCATGTAATGATTTGTTTTCACTCTCATTTTTTTTATATTGAATTAATGCATTATTTTTTCTTGCGTTGAAATTACTCTCAAGAATTTTAAGTTTATTTAATAGGGGGTTTGTATCACATGATTCTAGTTCCTCTATTATTTCCTGCAATCTTTTATTTAATGTATTTTTTTCTTCGTTCCTATTTTTTACAGGTTGACCACATTTCCCACAAATTAAATTTGTTCCTATATTATCTAATTCTTTTAAAATAACCTCCTTCTCTTTAATAAAATTTTCTATTAATGAAGATTTTGTTTTATATGTATCGTGTAAATCGACATAGGCTTTATAGTTGGATAAACCTGTTCCTTCCACTTCTATGATTTTTACCCTCAATTCAATAAGTTCCTCATTATATTTATGGTTTAACTCTGAAAGCTGAGTTTTTATAGTGCTAATTTTTTCTTCAAAACTTAAATCATATGTACATTCTTTAATTTTTCCTGCATAATTTACTTTTATTTTTTCTAAGCTTTCAAGTTCAGACTTTAAATAAAAAATATCAGTCGGGCTTTGAGGTATTTTTTTTAAACTTTCTTTTAAAGTTTCGGTATTAATATTAAGTTGATTAATTGTTTGTTCAACTCGCTCTTTTTCAATTAATATTAAATCTAAATTACTATTTAACTCTACCATTTCTATACCTAAATCATCAATAGATTGTAAAATAACTGATGGATCATATGTTTTAATTTTAGAATTAGTGAGAAATGACTTATGTAAAACTTTTGCTTCTTCCTTTTTCTTAGTGAAAAAATCACCACCAAACAAGTTAAAGAAATTTCTAGTTCTTTCAGATGGTTTTGTCATTAATAATTCATAGATGTTTTCAGCATTAAAATGTGAAATTTTTAAATTTTCCTCTATATCTCCTATTTCCCTCTGATAAACTTTAAGTGATTCATGGGCAGTTTCCTCAGTGAGATTAATTGCCCAATGTCCATCCATAGAGCGATTATGATTATCTTTGTTATGAAAATAAACATTATCATTTTCTATTTCAATAAAAGAATTAGCTGTTTTTTCATCCGTTATGAGATACAATTTAAATTTATGAGATACTGTTCCCGCCTTATTAACAAAATAGTCTCTTCTTAAAAAATAACTTTTGTCACATACCTCAACAATACCTTCAATAAAATATGTGTCATTTTTATTAGCAAAAATATTAACTGTTTCATCTAATTTTGCCCATTCATCTGTTTTTCGACATTTACCCCATAAAAGTATATCAAATAACTTGAAAAAATTAGTTTTACCTCCATAGTTTTGCGGAGTAGAATTAATTAATAATAAATCACTGTATTCAAAGAAATTAAATTGAAACTCACCAAATGATCTTATATTTTTACCCCTTACATATAAAATTTTATAATTTGACTTATTTGTTTTTTCTTCAAATTTAATATTTACTTTTTGGTCAATTTTATAAAATTCTTCTTTTTCTACATCAGTACATTTATTTAACCACTCTTCATATAAATTATGTAAGCCCGTTACACTAGAAAGTTTATCTTCTATAACTTCACTTATAATTTCCATTTCATTGCCAGTAGAAAAAATTTGGATGTTTTCAATAGGGACACCTAGAATTTTAGCCGACTCGTGTAATTGTATATTTAACTCATTTTTTGTTAACGTACCATTAACATATAATTTAAAACGGTCTTCTTTATTAAATTTCTTCATTTAAAACTTTTAGTTTATTATTTATGAAATTTGCTTTTATAAATCGTTGTCTTGGTTCGATGTCTATAAAGTGAGGGGTAATTTCGTTATCTATATCCCAAACAACTAAGCCATGATTATTTATACTCTCACCATAATGGTGCTGATATGGTGATCCACTATACACCGCTTTTGCACCATTAGATAATAATAATATTTGTCTTTTGTGTATATCACCCATTATAAGCGCATCTAAGCCATTAAATTTCTTTAATGATAGAGAGTTCTTAAAAAACTTTGAACTACCAGCGTCACCATAATTAGATGCCTCTACTAGCGTATCATGATATATACCGATTTTAAATTTATCTTTCTTCTCTATATCTGTAGAGTAATTATCTGGAAACTTATTGTCATCATAGTTAGATATAATAAAAAATCTTAAATTTTCATACTCTATAATCTCACTGTTTAAATAATAATTGACATTTGGTATCAAAAAATTATTAAAAACTAATGACAACATATCACCTCTTTGTTTATTTTTCATGTCATAATCATGATTCCCCACCGTTACAATAACCTCTGATATTTCACCACATTTTCGTAGAAAATCTTTTATTGCTAGAAAATCTTGTACAGAAGATTTCATTTTATTATGAAAAATATCACCTGCAATGACTTGTAAAACTTCTTTATTATCTAAACCATATTTTTTTATATCTTCTACTATTAATTTAAAATATTGAGAAGCTGCATTGTCAAAATTTTCAGTACGACTGACACAATATTGCCAATCAGCACTATGATATATTTTTTTTATCATAAACTATTGTGGTTATTATTAAAATTTTGTATGAAAATTGAAGTTGTATAAAATTCCGATAATGTTCTCGCATTACAATAAGAAAAAGCTGATCTTAACGAGTTATTAATTTCTATCAAAAGTTCATCTAACATATATTCAACTTTTATATTTTCAATAAAACCTTCTTCGTAAGTTGGTGCAGCTTTTCCCTCTTTTATTTGTACATCTTTAGTTGACATACCTCTATATTCACTATATATTGTTTGTCCACTACGGTATCTTTCCACCATATCAATATCAATACCATCAATTTTGGCATCCATTACTGGTAAAATATATTTATCTTCATCAGTAAAAAATTTTTTACCAGCAGACTCTAAAGTCTTTGCAAATACACTTCCCATCATAACTTTATCAGCACCTGCACAAAAACACTTAATTATATCAGATGAATTTTTTATTCCACCATCCGCTATAATATCAACTTTATAATTATATTTATCTTTAATATCCTTGATTGTACTTAATAGTGAAATAATTGGATAGTGAATAGCAGTTTTAGATGATGTATGACATCTTGAACCACCTCCAATTCCCACTCTTACTGCATCTGCTATTTCCATGTCACATATATGTTTATATGTATTAGGATTTGCAATATTACCAATTATAAGATATAGATAATCCTTATAATAAGACTTTATCTGCGAACAAACAGACCATAATTCGGTTAAATGGCCATTTGCTATATCAATTAGTAAATTAACTTTTTTATTATTTTTTAATTGATTGCTCATATATTCAAACTCATCTGATTCTTTATGGTCAATTAAATTCTTAGCTTCTGACAATGAAAAAGTAACATAGCCCGAATTAGCTAATTTATCATTTTTCCACATATTACGTACTTGTGGTACTATGATACCTCTGTTCCTGAAGAAATCTATGTTGGCATCATTAATGATGCTATCCATAGGAGATACATAAATTAACTCATTAAAATTGATCCCTATCTCACCTCTTGATTTAATACTGTTTTCAGCATAAGGGATAATTGTTACATCATCAAACCCATACCCCTTTAACATTTTTTCTGTTTTGTTCATAATTAAATTAAATTAAATTTTTCTTTTATTCTTTTTTCACCAATATTAAAATTCGTGTTGTCTTTTTCAAAACCCAAAAATCGTCTATTTTTATTAATACAGGCTATGCCTGTTGTACAAGAACCAAAAACATTATCTAAAACAATGTCATTTTCTTTGCTATAGGTCTCTATGAAATATTCTACTAATGCTACTGGTTTTTGAGTAGCTAAATATTTACCCTCTGATTCAGCAGTTTTAAAATATTGTACTGATCTTGGATAACGCAAGCCTTTTTTATTTACAACCAAAAAATCACTATCCATTTTACCATAGACATCTGTTGCATAACCATTTTCTGTTTTCCGCTTTCCTTTATTATAGGGTTTACCTTCTATTTTTAAAGGATAATAATTAACTTTTTTCTTTCCAAAGATAAGAATATTTTCATGAGCCTTCAACGGATTTTTCTTAGCATTTAAAAAATTACTAGCTTTTGATTTTTCCCATATCCATTCATATTTAAACATTTTAGGGTTGCTCATAACTAAAGCACTTGTAAATGGTTGAGAAGCTGTGAATACTAGTGCTCCATTAGGTTTAATAATTCGCTCATATTGTTCCCATAATGGTTCAAATGGAATAACAACGTCCCATCTACATTTAGTTGTTCCATATGGTAAATCTGCAAATACCATATCAATGCTAGAATCTTCTATATCTTTCATTAATTCAAGACAATCTCCTTGTTTTAAAACTATTCTATCCATGATAAGTTACATTTTTATATTTATGCTCATATTGAAAAATAAAATCTTTAAATACCTTTACATCAGTATCACCCTTTTCTTTACTACTTTTAACAAAGTAGTAAAAAGACTTAGCAAAATGATCCATCCATATAGGTTTAATTGTTGCTTCAATTAAACCACCTAACGATGAACAAAGGAATCGTTTCTTTCTTTCTTCTATCCAATCAGTATTTAACTGAATTAATACTTCTGCCTCATCCTTTAAATAAGGAATCTCAAATTTCTTAAATGCTCCATATTTACGATTATAATAGGTAATATATTGCCCATTTAATTTTTTATTATATACTTGCTCTACCATAAAGCTATATATTGATAATTGCAAAGTATAAAGATTAAATTCACTTTGTACTAAATGGTTAAAGGGTGCTAATAATCTTTGATTATACTCTGACGTAAAAGAAAAATCCTTATTTGTTTTATGGTCACCTGTATTAAAAAGATAACCATCTATATCTTCATGAATGTCTTTTGTACCAGTTAAATTTTTATATAATAATCTCTTTTCAGGTACAATACATCTTCCTACAAATTGGTGTACTTTGTAAAACTCAATAATAATATGAGTCATTAATTCTCCTAAAGTGCAATTTAATTCATATTCTTCAAAAGAATGATTTGAGTTTGGATATTTTTCATAAAAAAGTGGAAGATGTTTTTTAATCCAAAAAAAATGGTCTTGTATGGCTTGTAATAAAACATCATTTTTTAAATCAAGTAGCCCTTGTTTTTCCAAGATTTCTCTCTCTAAAGTAACGTGTACTATGTTACCATAATGATTAGCTATATCAGTCATGTCTTTCCACATTTCCAATATACTAGCCTTATTCATTAATTTACCATCTTGTCCTATATATATATTTTTTTTACGCTTAATTTCTTGAGTTTCTTTTAAAAAAGAATATTCAATATAAAATTCTGATGGGGTAACATAATCTTTTAATTGCATGGCATAACCCGAATATTTACGACCTTCAAATTCTTTTTCTTCTCTTACTGTAAACTGCCTATAATTTATATAAAGAGAAAGATATTCAATTAAATGTTCTGATGGAATTTTACTAAAATTAAACCAACTAAGAAAAGTTTGGTATTGACGAGTTATGCCTTTTATAGCCTCATCTTGGTTAAATTCATTTTTTATCAATGAAAGTAACCCTGTCACTGAATTGTAAAATTTTCCAGTGACTTTATTTATGTAGATGTGATTATCCTCTTCTAAAAAAACTTCTGAATATGATAATTCTTCAAATAAATTATTCCCTATTTTCAACCTATTTTAGTTTATAGGGCAAATATAAGAACAATATTTTAATTAACCTAATTAAAAATCAAAAATTATTTCAATTTCTGTTGTACTATTTTCTCTTATTTGAACAGGTCTTGATAATTTAGATACTGCAATTTGCTCATAATCAGAATTATAAAATGAAATCTCACTTAAAAACTTGTTCCCAATTTCATAACTATTATTATCAGTTTTTTTCAAATCTGGTGATTTTATAATAATATTTATTACTTTTTTATAGACAGCCGCTCCTATATAGGTTTCAACATTCCCAATAAACAGTCTTTCATCCCCCATTGTTAAGTTAGATGAGTCACATGCTATACAGAAATAAGTATTATCATATAAACCTAAACCATGCATTTCTACACGAGCCTCATTTAAGATAAAATTATTATCTGATGCAAGTTGTCGTTCTAGGATCAACGGTTCAATGGTTCCCAAAGGCTCATTGTTCAAAATAATATTATTCGTAAAATCAACAATTTGCCATTCATCTGATTTTGGGTATACCCCTACATCCTGTATTTGATACAATACTTTAAATTTATTTGCAAAAAACCCTAATCCATCATAGTTTCCATCATTTAAGTTTCTCATATAAGGAAATTTATTTACATCTTCAATAGTAAAATCCACATCCCGGTCAATATTGCCCACATTATCTAAGTAACTAATAACTCCTTGAGGTAATACGTTTAAAATACCATTGTTTGATTCTAAGTAATATGTTAGATATATTCTTTTACCCCTTTTTAAAATACCTGTATTAACGCCACCAGTTGGTGAAATTTGTCTGGCCTTTAATTTAGGTAAAGAGTAGCTTCTATTAGATTTGTATGAAAGAACAGTCTGTAATTCTTCATTTTCGATAATAGCCATTTTCAAAGATGGGAAAACTTTTCCTACTACTAGAGGAGTAACACCACTTTGAACATAAAACCCATCTTCAATTAGGTCAAAATATTCTAAATTTAATGTTTCAGGGTAGAAATATTTTTTTGTTACATCGCTAACAAATCTCATCCCCATAATATCACCTAATTTGGAGCCGCCAAAATCTCTATTATGCCACATTAATTCTGGTAAACATAAATAAAATTTATTTACAGAGTCAATGTATAGGTATTCTCCATATTCATTCCTTGTGTTAAAATTAGAAAAATGAATAATAGATAATGAGGTATTTGGTAATTCACTGGATTCTAGGTTATCATTACAATTAGTAGAAGAGATGTCAGAACATGCCTTACATGCATTTAGGTAAACTAATAAAGAACTATAATTCTGTGAGCCATAATTCTGATAGTCTTCTTCACATTCAATAGTACCTATTACACTATCACAAAATACCCTATTAAAATTCCAAACTTTAGTGTCGCCACTTTCACAATTTTCATAAAACTCCAATAATTCTGAATTCCACTCTATTGTTTGTCCACTAGGCGAGTAATATGTGATGGCATCTTCCTTTCTAGGTAAAACCCAAAACGCAACATCAATTAGTGATCCATTACTCACATAGTTATATGATGGTAAAAATCTATCTACACTTAAAACAGGACTCATACTATTTTTCTCCAATGCAAAATATAAATACGGTTGAGGATCAACAGTAGTTGTATAACCACTTGTAGGTATAGCTAAATTAGGTATTTTAATTTTTATAATATCACCATCATTTAAAAGATTAAACTCTGTATTATCAATAACACCAGATAAATCCAATATTTTAGTACCATTTAATTTATCTAGTTTGAATGTTCCTTGTATTTTAGTACATTCTTCTAAAAAAGTGGCATTATCAATAAAACATTCATCAAAAAAACCTCTAGTTTTTGCCTTATTTTTAATAGAAAATTTAACTACATTAGAATTTAATGTAGTTAATGGGATATATTTTTCTTCATCTGCCAATGAAAGAAAAGAAACTTGAGTAGGGTGATTATCTTTAGGTTTTATTAAAGCTAATCCATCAGTATTTTTATAATCTATTTCGCTATCACCTAAACTATAAAAAGAAAAATTAAAGTTACCTCTTGCGATAGCTCTTCTTCCTCTTTCAGTTACTTTTGTTAGGATTAATTTTTCTCCTCTTTCAACTATATATGACATAATCTTTGTTTATATTAAAATGTAGGAATACCTACTAATTCATCTGAGTCAGTTCCACAGTTATTTTCTACTATAATAAGTATATCAATTGCAAATTGATGGTTTGTATAAGTATAGTTTCCCGCTTGGGTATTAAAGTCAAAATTAATATTTGTATTTATACCCGTTTGTAATACTCCATCAACATAAGCTTTTATTTCACTAACATCATTAACTCCACTTGTTATAAATTCAACAAATAATACATTCTTGGAAGGAATAGAATATGCTGTAATTTCTATATTAACAGGAACACACTCACAATCTGAAAAAATATTTGTATCAAAATTAATAACTTCAGTTATACCTGTAAAGGTATCTCCTGTATATTGTATTAACCTCCCCGATTCACTTATGCCATCATCAAAGAAAGAATAAGTAATACCAGTACCCTCACAAGGTACGCATAAATCATTAATTGCTGATATTAGTTCAAATCTTGATTTATATTCACTATTTGCAATACATATATCATCATTGATAATTTCAACAGTATTATCGACATCTGCATCACATCCCTTATCTAACGTATATTTGCGATAAACATATTTATCACAGTGGAATATGTTATTTCCATAAATATAGGTGCTATTATTTCTAATTAAAGTGGGATCAATAAATGGTTCAATAACAGTATTCCAGTTATTGGGAATAATCCCATATATAGCATCTAAATAATCATATTCTAATTGATTATTTGGTAAAGAACATGATTCTTGATTACTTAAATATATGTCATATATATCGTGTTTATGAAAATATTTACTGTCTGTCTTTCTCGATCTTACATTTATTAGTTCGTATTTTACTTCGTCTAATGTAAGTGCAAATAATCTATCTCGTTTACCATAGAAACCATATTTATTAAAATATTTAATAACATCATTATTAATATGATAAAGAGGACTAACTTTTAAATCAATTTCTTTTGAATTAAGTAAATACTCGCGTTCATCGTTAACTTTAATTGAAATAGATTTATATAAATTAAAACCAAAAGTATCAGGAATTAATCTACAAACATTTACTGTTTCATTGCAAAAAACAGTAATTTCTACCTCATCTATATGAACTCTATGGTCAAAATCAAAATTTGAAATATTTAACCCTACTCTAATATCAGGTTCACTTAAAAGAAAAACCTTTTCAGCTTTCAAATATTGAGGTATAAATCTTCTCAAAACATCATCATCACAATTTAACCCATTTTCAAATGAATATAAATCATAAACTGAATTGCATAATCCTTCATCTCCATATAATGAAAGATTTTCATCATATGTGTATATCCGCTGTGACATAATAACATCACCAGAAATATTATACAGATTTAAATCAATTTGTAAATCATTTAATTTATCAGTAAGTCTAATATTATTTTCTAAGATTCTATCAGTGATACTATCGCAGTTTATTTCTACTGCATATTTAAATTTTACTGAAATCATGCAAGTTTCACCGCTAGATGGAGTAATATTTATTACATCATTAATTTCATCTAATCTAAAATAAACATCATAGTTTGAACATTCACACGATCCATCATCTATTGCAGCTAAGGGATTATAATTATCAGCTAAAGGAATTGTACACCCAGATATAAAATAACATGATCCATCGTTAAAATTAGCAAATGGATTATAATTAGAAGCATTTGGGTTGGTACAACCAGATATAACATTTAATCTGCCGTTTAAATTATTACAAGTAACAACATAAGTTTGATTTGTTGGTGAAATTTCTTCAACTAAATTAGTAGGAGATACATCACACGTATAAATTGTATCTCCACAAATAATGGTATATTCGATATTAGTACCCTCATTAACAAGAGATATAACAGTCTGGGGAAAAGTTAACTCTCTTGTTATATCAACATCTAACATTTTATAGTAGCCAATCAAATTAGGACTAGTAGTACCATCAAAAGACAAATCTACAGTTAAATTCAGTGTTAGATCACTTGAAGATAAAACATTTAAAGTACTAACTATTGTTAAATTTCCACACATATTTAATTATCTAATATAAATTGTTGTTCCTGCCTACTCATTAATGTTGAACCATCTACTGATAACTCATGAACACTACTATATATACATCCATTCTCTAATTTTACAACCATAAAAATTTTAACATATGTTAAAATGGGTGAAAATGGATTGTAATTAAAGAAAATTTGTTTTGCTCCAAAGTCAGTACTAAATGTTTGTATAACTGGATTGCCTAACATATATAGCTCAGAACCATTTATTCCTTGAACTGTTAACCCTACCTCATCTATTCGGTCACTAATATTAGTAAAATCAACTCTATATGAGTATGTTAAAGTAGAAGTATTGTTTTCATCATCAGAAGAAGTGGTTTCTAACGCAGATATAAGAGTTATAGGGCTACAATTAACCTCAGTGATACAATCTATTAAAACTTCTATAACATCTGATTTACAGCCATTAGAATCTTCTACATAGACAGAATAGATACCATTTTCTGTTATTTCTTGTCCATCTATCAATCCATAATAATTAAAAGGTGCAGTACCTCCACTTACTGTTAAATTAACAGTGGCTACATTATCAGCACAAGAAATATTTGAAGACAATATTGGTGTTCCTCCTATTAATTCATAAACTGTTTCTGTTACAATTGTGGATACCTCGTTAGTTATAACTATATTTTCTTTTGTAATTAATGCATTCCCTACTGCCGAATCGTCAAAAGGTAGGGATATTAATACTTCATAATCATAAACCCCACATTTACCATTAATATAAACTTTTAAATTTAATAAAAAATCCACCGTTTGAGTATTAAAAACGGTTGCACTTATACTGTGGTAAGTTTGTATTATATTGCCTGTAAATAATATAGGTTCATTGAGAGGATATGATGGAAAAGTTATAATACCATCAAAATAATCAATATTATCAGCAACAAAATTTTCAAATCTTAAACTTAATGAGTAAGTACTAGGAGAACCATCATTTGGTAATTCTACTGGGTCTAATGCCCATGTTAATGCTATATCAGGACAACTTAGAGTTTCAGTTGTTTCAGTTATACTTGTTGTAACTCTAATAGTTTCAACCACCTCTTGAAAAAGACATGGATCGGGAGGGCACAACACTACCCCTGAAACTAAATTAGACTGGCATCCATTTTCATCTGTAAAATATGAAAAAAATGTTTCACCTGAACTTAAAAATTGATGGGGTTGATTACCATTAAATGTTAAATTGCCAATGCCGCCATACGTTGTATAATTTAAAAAAGCCCCGCTTATCACATCTTCTGATGTAATTGGCATAGTAGTCAATCCTGTTAGAACTCCATTATTACTTACATTAATCAATGATAATGTTTCAGTTACAGACGAAATAAAGTTATAATTGCCATTAATGTTAGATAATTCACCATCGTTTACCATTCCACTAAATGTTAAATTACCTAAAATGGTGGGAACAGTATCTATTAAATCATTAATAATATATTTTAATTTACTGTTAGTGATAAATTGAGAATTGACACCATCAAAATATGTTATAAGTGGGTCATTTTCATTTATGCCTATGTTATATTGCGGTAATAACACATTATTTTTACAGAGAAAACATATTTCTATATTACCATCTAAAAAATCATTGACATCTAAAACATATGACACTCCATCTTCGGCACCATAAATATCATATAGTGCATTTCTAATTAGCTTTTTAATATTACCTACCCAATTAATACTTGAATATAATAATTGACTTGTTGTTACACTGCCATAAAATCCTGTTAGGTGTGGGCTACTATATGGATTTAAATTAATATCTAATGGAATATTACCTAAAGTATCATATAATCTTATAGACGTTACATAACCAGATGCACCAAAAAAGGCATCATTGGTATAACGTCTAAATACCTCACAAGATATTAGGCTATCTCTTTCGATAACTCTATTACCCTGACAAGTATCGGCAATTAATATTTTATACTTCATGTCAACATTTAAAGTGTTAATATTAATTGTTGCTTTATTTAATTGGTCATCTGATGATACAATAATACCTGAAATAGAACATTCTGTATCACCTGTAAATCCGCTGCTCACATAACTAGTACACTCGGTAACAATATCCAAAAGCAATTTTGGGCAAGAAAGTGAATATGGATCATTATGAGTAGTTTCAAGTTGATATGATAAATCATCTAGGTCAAGTGGGCAACCACACTCATCAACAATTATTTTAGGAAGAAAACTAGTAGTACCTCCACTTATAATAAAACAAGTATCTTCTGTTACAACATCAAAAAAAGTTTCATCAGTATTAAAGTCGGTCTTATAAGTTAAATAAAGATTGGTTTTAAATTGCTCTTCATTAAATAAACCACTGTTTTCTGCATTGACTATTTTTTCTAAATTAGAAATATAAGTACTAGATTGAAAATGCGTGTTAATTCTCTCTAAATTTACACTACCATCTGCATTTAATGGTAAATCTATTAACTCATATTTTTTTAATAATACATTGTTTAAATAATCTATGTTAATAGGTTCATAAATATATACGTACTCATTATATTCTATTAGTTCATCTGGAATACCCATAATGTTGAGTATTTCCTGTATGGTAAAAAAACTATCTTTATTAAACTGTAAATAAAAACGGTTTAGGTATAAAAAGAAAATACTAAATAAACCTACGTTAGTACTATTAATCTTTATTCCAAATTTATTCAGTTCATATAAGATAGAATATCTATCTTGTTCTGATAAAAAGTCATAAGTTATTTCTTTTTCTTGTAAAGAAACTGATTCTATATATTTTCTATCAAAAAATGCTGCTATAACATCTAATAATACATTAATTTTACCTAGTGTAGACGTTCCATTAGAACTTAAAGTAATTTCTTGTAAAATTGAGGGTATATATTTCCTAGAAACTAAATTAGTATAATTTTCATCATAGTATATCGCTATATCTAAAAGACTATTTAAAAATGTTAAATATAGCTCACTTTTAATATCTAAATTATACTTATCTATTAATGGAAACTTAAATTCTTCATTATAAGTATATGTATATTGTTCTTCTAACTGACGCTGGAATAAAAAGCTTTCCCTTAGTAAATAATTTTCAAAATCTGTGAATAATCTTTCATCCCTAGTTTTAAAAATATAGCCATTAATATTAATTGCAGAAAGACTATTAAAAGGTTTACCCTCAACCGTTAAAGATATACTTGAATTTCGTAGAGAATTTGGCAATGAATATGATAAAATCTTATATACGTTATTATCATATTCAAAATAATAATTAAGTAAAGAATCGTTAACCCTGTAATCTAATTCTAAAGGATTACTTATGTAATTTGTATTAATTTTAAAACTTTGATTATTTCCTAAGTTTGAAATATTATATATGTTAACATCACTAATTGATCTACCTATAACATTAGTTTCTATCTTAAGAGATTTAGGATAATTAATTATTATAGATTCAATACCAAGCTTTAATAAATTGGATAATGACCCATATTTTATATAGGTATTAGGTTGTGAGAAATCTATTTTTTGTGTTGTTACATTATTATAGTCAAGCCCTGTAACTTGATTATTGTATGAAACTTCTTGGCTAAGAATATTTGAACTTCTGATCAAAGTATATTCTAGGTCACTAAAAACTCTTTCACTATTAATAAAATTATTCTCCATTATATGCTTTCACTAGTATCTATTGCATCTGTATTTTTTGCAAATTTTCTTATATCATCACCTACATTATTTTTTACAGTGCTTTCTATTCTTTGGTGAATAATAGCACCATTGTCATCATAAAAAGTACGCAGCCCTTTTTCATAATTGAATGTCTGATTACCATATATCCCATCAAATAAAGTTTGTAAGTCAACATCTGTAAAATCAACTGTTATTAACTGAGGTTCAAAATATGTATTTGATAAAACTATTTTTTGCCCAGTTATACCTATAAATAACTCATCTGCAAAACTATTGATTCCACTTACTGTTGGATTGACTACTAATAACACGTTATCAGATGTATTATTAATTCTATATCTAAGCCCGTATTGATTAATGTTAGAGTTTAAAGATGCAGTAATAGCCTCAACTCTATAATTGTAAGAGACTATACGCTCAAGAGAACTGACAATACTATCCTCTTCATTTTCGTCATTAATATAACGAATTAAATAACCTGAAACATTATTTACATTTAAAAGCTTGTTTTTTATATATGAATCTAAGTTGCTTGTATTAATTACCAGACCCTTGATGTTTGTTCCATCTAAAAAACTAACGTCACTTATTGTTAGCTCGAAACTTCTTGGAATTACGTAAAAACTATATGTTCCATTACCTTGATTAAGGTAAAAACTAGATGGTATATTTAATTTATATAATCCACTAATAGACCTTCCCAAACTATTAGGAATATATGTTTTATTAATATATGTAGTAGCATCTAATTTTATGGGATCAGTTATTATACCATTTCTGCTTTGTTTGGTATACCATAATTCTATATCCTGTATGTTTACATTAGCAGGTATAACACTTCCATAATTTATTGCTCCCATAGTTCTTCTGTATTTTGACTAGTATATAAAAGATGAAAGTTATTATTTATATCAACGTCATCACCCCTATAAATATAAAGTTGTTTTTTATCTATAAAACTAACACGTATACTAATATCTCTCATAAGTAAAAATCTTGTTAAGTCACTAAAATAATATCTATCAAAAATAATAGTTGTTGTTTTAGCATTTTTATCAATTCTGTATTTTATTCCTGAATTTAAGTTTCCAATATCTGCATTAACAATATAAATTAAGTATTGATCATCATTTGAAATAACACCAGTAAATTTACCTATTTCACTACTTAAATTTATATTTAAATACCTATTATATGCCTTGTTATAAATAGGGATATTAACCATTTCGCCTATTACATTTATTTTTATTATTTCATGTGTTTTACTAACATTTCTAGTAAATATCTCTGAATAATAATTTATATGGTTTAAATTGTTGTTTAAATTAAAAAAAAGTGTTATATCATTATAAGATGTACTAATTAAATTAACATAACTGGTTTCTGATATATTGATACAATCAGCAGAGTTTAATGTTACAGATATTGGATTAACAAATGTTTGTTTGTTAATTATACTTTTTATATTATATATTTGCATACAAATTTATATATCTATTATTTCCTATTGTGGTTGTTATAAAGGAATTTTCATAATTTAATGTTAATAAATCTGAAAGGAAAATCTTTACGTCTTTTTCTTCTCTTGAAAACATAATATCCTGATTTAATGTTATTAAACTACCGTTTTTAGCATTAAAAAACATAAAATCACAATATAAAACATCATAGGTATTTCTCGGCAATCTTACTACATGCCCTTTTTTATTAATGTTACTAGTTTGAAAAAGAACCTTTATATCAAACACATCTTTTAATACATTATCTATGAAAAAATCAGATGAATATTGTATGGGAATTTTAACATCATTTAAAATCTCAGAGTTTATATTATTTTTTTCGGTTTTATATCTAATGTAAAAATAAGATTTAATAAATCCATTTAATCTTTTATCTATATCTTCTTTGATAAAACCTAAATCCCCGTAGCTTAAATCTGCTACCCCATTTTTTAACTGATATATTATTTCATCATGTAAAAACACATAGGTAGAATAAATAATATCGTTATCAATTATAATATTACTATCAACACTTTTAGATAAAAAACTTCGATAAAGCCTTTCATCTATATTATAACTAAATTTGTTTTTTATATTTAACATGTCAATGATTCTACTAAGTTATAATTTTCAGGTAACTCATGAATAAAATTATAAGTATTACCTTTTTCATAAATGTTATATAAATCCTGCCTATATAAGTAAAAACTATAATCAACTTCTACTATATGTTTTTGATTTAAAAATGGATATAAATTACTTAAGCGGTTATTATTAACATTTTTATAGAATAAACGCCCATTTTCATAATATCCATTTCGATCTATATTTTCACTAGTAACTTTTACTGGGGTAAGAGTTCTCAGTGGAATAACATAATATGGCTTATAATAATAGCTTTCATAGAACCCATTATCTTCTCTATTAACAGTATTGAAAATATGATATATTTCACTAATAGTAGAATAGACTTGGCTTCTTTGATCATATTCAACTATCCTAAGTGGATTATCTTTATTAATCTGCAACGAAAAGCTATTTGAATTATTTACTTTATTTTTATTTGAAAAATCAACATCCATGTAAGTATCAAGACCATACTGGATTTGATTAAGATTAATATTATTGTTTTTCTTAAAAAAAAGAATTGCTTCTGAAAAAGAGTTAGGGACATTTAATAAACAATCTTTTATGTGTGTACCCTTGTCATATAAAAGATTGTCATCATACTGTAACTCTAGATGTGAATTAACAACCTTATTTTCTATACATGACTCTAAAAAATATTCTACATCTAACCCAAGAATATTTTTTTTAAAAGAAATGCCGTTATTTAATATATAATCTTTAGATATGTAAAATGTGTACTTATCTTGCACATCATAAATTGATATAATACCAATAGTATCCCCACTAGAAAATAGTGTTATAAGTGAAGTATCATCTAAATTATGTGGAATTTCACTTACACATTTATATAAATCCTTAGATTTATATGTTTCACCTGTTATTAAAAATAATTTCAATCCATCAGATAAATTAACACCATTAATTTTTAAATCACTATACGATTTTTCATAACTCAATGCCATATGGTAATTAGAAGTATTTAATTTTAGCTGATCCTTTAATGGAAAAAAACTATTGACATCACATATATTTTCACTGAGAGTAGTACGATAGCCCCAAAATTTAACACTTGTTAAAACTTCATCTAGAGAATATTGAAAAACTTCTTCAGCTTCACTATAAGCCCTTGATTCTATTAAGGTTGCATAAGAATTTTGTCCAGTAATGTTAAATAAAACATTGTCAACAATATTTTTTATGCCTATATTAAATAAAAAAGAAATAGATTTATCCCTTTCACTAATACCCAGATCATTAAGATTTAATAAATAATTTTCATATACATCATAATTCTTTTCTATGGATTGATTCATAGAAAAATTAAGGTTAACTAGTGAGGTATTGTTAAAGGTATTTATTAACATAAAAAATTATTTTTTAATACATCTAATGAAGTTTTACTATTCTTCAATCCAAAAAAATGGAAATAAGGGCTAACTGCTCGAATAATACTATTTCCTTCTAAGTTATTTATGGAGTTTGTCAATATTACAATATCATCACCTACACTAGGAGACACAATTAAATCTGGTGCTTCAATAAAATAGTTAAATAAACCATATGTATTAAATGCCTGAGATAACTCTCTGCGCTGACTTACTAACTGATGATCTAAATAATAATTACCATCTAAATCATCTTCTTCTCCTCCTATCACCTCAGTACCAAATTGTGATATTTTATATATTAATAATTCCTCTATATTGTTAGGTCTGAAACAAGAGCTAAAATTGCCAATATTATATAGGAAATTATTGCCTTCTTCTTCTTCAAACGTAGTAGATTCTAAAAAATCTAGAATGAAAAATCCTTCATTTGTGGCACACTGTTCTGTTATTCCTAAATTAATAAAATCAGTCCCAAATAGTAACTTGTTTTTTTCGGTAACAGATGCATTTAAATTAAGAGGTTGAGTACTAGGAGAATTTATGTTTACATCATTACGGGCCGCATAAAAAAAATCATTATTATATTCTACAATTAAACCTCTGTTAAAAGTTCTAGTGGCTTCATCTGATATAAAATAATCTGCTCCGTTATTATAATCTCTCCTATCCACTACATTTAATTCTCTACACCTGTTAATTGCGGATGGATCATTAGAACTAACATAATCCCTACAATTATATGCACTATATTTATAAAATATGGCATCTTTATTAGACTTATATTTAGCTTTAAATCTCCATTTAAAATGATAAAGTGAACCTGTTAGAAAATCATTATAAAATTCATATTCTATAACACCAAAAAAATCAGCAATTTTAGGCATTACGCATTCATCCCTCCAATCTTTAGCATCATCATAAGTAACACCATCACATTCAAAAGTTAACCCCTCGCCAGTAAACGGAACTAACTCTACTATTGTATCTATTATATCTGCTATAAGCACAAAAGTATTAATTATCAAACACAGTATAGAATATAATATGTTAAATTCGCTCTGTACCCTATTAAATGGCATAGAAAGATTATCCTCACATTCACCTATTCTTTTTATACCTATGTAGTTTTCATTAGTTTGTTGTTTAGTTTTTTGGATTCTAGGTATATAGTTAGTAACAGTATAAATATTATTGCGTTTTACCTCAAAAAAATCTCTTTCAGGTGTATTATTATCAAATGTAAAATCATTGTATAAATTGGGAACTAAATAACTTGCTGTTCTTTTTTTAACATTGTCATAATCATCTAATGTTACTTTAAGTCTTATTTTAGCAGTAGTAGCAATACCGTTTTTAAGATCATTTGAAGGCACTAAATTACCTGTGTTATCAGTAACCATCTTATTAAGATTCATTGGCACTGGAATCACCGCATTACCTAAACTGTCTATTTTAAATGTCTGACTATTTAAAATTTCTACTTCATTTGAATCGTCAGAAATTTTTCTTAAAATAGTAACTGTCCCCCCCCTTGATTCTAATTCACAATTACGACCCGTTTTTCTTCTAGCTCTTCCACTTTTTGCCACTGCACCCTTTAAAGAATCTGTAAAATTACCAAATACTATAAATGCTGTTGGAACAATATTTAATGGTAAATCTATATCTAATCTGGTAATCCCCTTTTCTTCTACCTGACTCCAAGTTGGTAAAACATCTGTTGTTGTGTCAAATGAAAAAATTTGGGGGAGCGTATCTAAATTTTGTGATTTTTTAAAAACACTTAAACTTTCAAATAAATTTTCTGATGCACCACTTGCTATTAAATCATAAGGTTTTTGACTTAGAAATCCTATATCAGAAATATCTATATCTACGTGAACTTGTGTTAATCCAAGGGGTAAATCAGTTATAACATAATCTCCATTATTGTTTGTTACAGCAGTAAACTTATAATATTTACTATGAATGTAATTTATAAAAGGGTCAGATAATATTTCAGATTTTGTGAAAAATGAGCCAGTTGGATTATAACATTTTTTAGAGCCAAAGTTCTTCTTTTTATTTAATAAATTATATCTAAAACCATCTTGATTTTTATCAAAAATGTTTTGATAAGGATATAAAGTAGTATAGGGTTCTTCATTTTCTTCGGTTGATAAAAAAATTGATATTTTTGCATTAGGTATTGCAACACCTCCATTAGATGTAACTTTACCAGATATAATTCCTTTTTGGCTAGTAGAAAGAGGATATTCATCTACTTGATTTATGTCTATAGATGGTTCACTTATCTGTTTTACATTATTGGATAAATGAAAAATTTTAGATTTTACGTTATTATCATTTTCTTGAATTATCATTTTTTATTTTTATATTAGTTCCCCAAAATAACCAAGTGATAATAAAAGGATAAAATGGTATACACAAAATCGCCCCCATGAAAATCATAATTTGCCTAAATGGAATAAATTCAATTTTTTTATTTTCTTTATTGCAACACATTATACAAAAGTAATTTTTATATCTGTTTGTGGGTTTCTTATCTCATATATTTCATCAAAATTAGCATATAAAACTTTATTTAAAACATTAATGTTTAAATTAGAATCAACTCCTATTTGAGGTACACTTAAACTATAATTTGAACCTGTTTTATATTTAACCTGTAATGATTGTAATGAAATTACACCAGTAGTCGAACCTATTAAAGATTCTACTTCTGTAATATTAATATTTTCGCCTATATTTTTATTTTCGACATTACTCCATGTAATAATCTTATTATAGATTGTATTTTCTATATCTAATCTGCTTATATTGTTATCTATATATAAAACAATATCTAAACCATAATTTATTACATTAGTTGGTCTTATCTCTATATAAGTCGAAGGATTTTTTTTCCCCTTTAAAAAATTACTTACATTTTGTGATAAAATTGTTGGAATAGATAGTGATAATTTATTATTGCTATCTAATGTTAAAATATTAATAATATTTTTATTATCAATAATTGTACTATTAATTTTATAAGGTCTTCCAAACTCTGGTTCCATCGTAAATAATAAAGATTCATAATCAGCAGTAGTAATATATGTATTCGATGGATTTCCTACTCTTTTTACCAAATTACGTAAATCTTCCAAGGAAGGTTGATCATTACCTCCAAAAGCTGGGATAGGATTAGTTACAGTTATTGATTGCCTTACAGAAGTATTTATTTGATTAGAAGCTCCATTTATAAATATATTAGCAGTACCAATACTATTTATTGTTCCTGCACCAACATTAGATTTTTTACCACCTCCAATTCTATATTTTACAAATAAAGTATGATTAGGTTCTAATGTTGAACCCATAGATTGAACATTAGAACGATCTAACATTTCATTAATTAATGATTGGTATTTACCCTCAATTTGAGTTTCTACTAATTTACCACCTCCAAATTTTATTTTTAAGAAAAATTTATCAGTATATTCAGTAACATACCTTTTTGTTACTGTTTTCCAATCACCTAAAAACCTGATTGCTCCTCCACTAGTTACTTGGTTTTTATAGGTAAAAACTCGTTGTTGAGCTAAGTTATCAACTTTATACCATCTTAAATTATCATCATATAGGTCTTCTAAAGATGGTGTTCTGTTAAGCCCTCTTCCCGGCTTTGTAATTATATCAGTAACTTGTAATATATCACTATCAGGTAATATTAATTCATAAAATGGTTTACTTTCATTAATAGTTATTTCTTTAGTGTAAAATTTACTCAATCCATTGACAACTATTTCAGTTTTAGTAACTTTATAATATTGAATAACATTATTTACATATATAGGAGTTATAGTTCTATTGGGAGAACCATTTTTAGAAAATGGATTGCTAAAATCTACATCGTAAATTGTTTCAAAAAATTGCCCCCCACCCGTAAACTGAGCACCCCTTACAATAATGGGAGCATAAGTTAAATCTGGGGCATCTCCCCTTACAGGTAAATTAACACTAATTTCTAATAAAGTAGTAGAGGCAGATTTACCATATACATTTATACCGTGTTTTTTAGCTATATTACTTAATGAAGAATATAATTGGGCTTCATCAACATTATTTTCTTGTAAATGACTAGAATAAGAACTAGACAATCTAGAATTTAGGTATGATATTAAATCAATAAACATTGTACCAACAGACATATCATTAAAATCATTATATACGTCTGGGTAAAATCTTTTTATATAATCAAATAACTCTAGTCTAGTTTCATTAAAACTTTGCATTTAATAATTTATTTATAAATAGAATTAATTAAAATTGTCAAAGGGGTTATATATAGAATTAATATAATCAGCTTTCCATGTTTTATAAGCACCTTTAAACACTTTTAAAGAACAGGAAATTTCAGGAGTACTCATTCCTGTATAATTTCTTAAAACATTAAAAACATATTTTTTTTGAAACCTATTAGTTATGGTTATAGAATTTTCACCATCAAATATATTTTCCCAATCTTTCATAATTTGCAATATCCCTTGTCCAACAGTAATATCTTTATCAGATAAAAAATCTACTTTTAAAGGATCATTAATATAATATTCCATTATTGTTAACAACTCATTGAAAAAATCATTATTTATATTTTCTTCCTCTAATCTTTCAATATATGAATATTGAACATCATCTATTAAGTGTGATCTTAGAGCATCGAAAGAATCTTCTAATTTAATAGTTTTTGCTTCTTTCTTTCGTTCATTTATTAAATAACGTTTAATAATAGTCCCAAAATATGAATATGCTTTTTTTTCTAAGGTAGGTTTAAACTTATTTATTTTTTCATGGACATATGCCATTGTTGCTACATGTTGATCTTCATATGACATTTTTTCCAATCGAAGTTTATAAGTATTAATTATATTTTCCACTAATTTTGTAAGCGGATAATATAAAAATTTGTTATATATTATTTCTTTTCTTCTTTCAGTTTTGGCAAAGATATATTCCCTAAATGCGTGTTCTTCTTTTTCTGAAAAATATCTCCTATGATTATGCATTTTATAATGTAACTCTAATGCATATTTGATGAAATAATAATAATTTATTTCATCTTCTTTCCTGTAAGTGCGGGTATATGAAAGAAATAGATTGGTAAATGATTCTTTGGTAGGGGTAAAACCAATTATGTTTTCTATGTAAAAATCATATATTGATATAGCTATTTTTGTTAATAAATTTTTATCTCCTTTCTCTACTATGTCTTCAAAATCAATAGGAAATAAATCTATATATTCATTCCTATTGATTTTTGAACGCCTCTTTTTTTTAATGTCCATTTACTTTTTATTTAACATGTGAATTTTCATCATTTTAGTATGAAATTCACCTATATCATCTCTAGAATATTTTTGTGAACAAACATCTAAATATGAACCATCTCTATTCATCATGTGATGAACTCCCATTTTAGGTATTACATATATAGTTTCACCCTTATATGCAAATCTTAAAATTAATTCCTGATTAAAGAAAATCTCAATATCTTCTCTATATCCCTTATATTCAATAAATTTTTCTCTGTTTATAAATGCACCATCTAATGAAAGGTTATTAACATTTCTTTTTGCAATTTCATGAGAAACGTTACCTATTTGATTGTTTACGTTTACAGACCAAAAAATTTCATTTCTAATCCCCATGACTTCATTACCATTAGATAGTTCCAATGATAAGTTTAGATACATGGCACATTTTTCCTGTGAATTTTTATAAAAATTTTGAAAGTGTTTTGATTGAAAAACATCATCTTGCTCTAAAATGATAAAATAATCATTTTTTAACATAGAAGATGCATAATTAATTAATTCAGTATATGAATAATCTTCATCATAAATATGAATTAAAGGAGGATTATTCAAAGAAGTTACCAAATCAGTTAATACGCCACTTTCTGCATTATTAATAAAAAGGTTGACTGTAAAATCTCGGTTTACTTGGCTGTTTAACGATTGAAATGCTTTTATAAGTAATTCCTTATCTTTGGCACTAACAATGTTTTTTACTGGTACTATAACGTCTATCATGATTTATTTACTATTTTTTCTAAAAAATCAATACGGTTTTCCATAAGTTTATCCATAATGTCACTATCGTAAACAGAAAATGAGACGGGTTCTTGTTGTCTATTATTATCACTAATCCAAGCATCAAAATGCATTGCTAGTAAATCAATTAAACGATAAGGGTTATTTGTCCACTCTCCATATTTAATTGCACCCTCTTCGTTGATAAACCAACTAGGAGCAAGTTTTGGTATCAATCCTATTGTATTTACACCTCTTGTTAGTGCCATTTTCAATAAATCATACTCAGAAGACAAGTCATCCATAAATACAGCCACACTGCAATTATCAAATTGCTCATATATGTTCTGATATTCACTTAACTCAAGTGTTTTAATGGGAACGAAACTATATTGAGGATAGGCAAGAAAAAATCCTTTTACAATATCTTCGATTTTTGTGACTGATCCATTTACCATCAAGATAGTAGGATTATCTAAAGTTGTTTTATCTTTTAGTGGCAATTCTAAGTTAGAATTATAAACATGGTAGTTTATAGTAGGAAAAAACTTACTGCAAAATGATCTAGTAAAATCATTTGTAACCACAACATTTTTAATGCCATAATTATACCAATTATCACCCATATCAAGTGAGGGTAAAATTGCACTAAAATTGGCAACCACTAAAACTATTTCAGCAGGAATTTTAGTTTCTCTTAATTGTTTTACCACATCAAGGTAATATTCCATGACGAAAATAAAATCAGCAGCCGAAATTTTTATTTCTTTCGCTTGTAACTCCTCAAACGATAAATGTTCTAATCCATCAAATCGAGTAGTATAATAAGGTTTGACGTAATCTTTCTTATCATGTAAAATAATTACTTTATGAGTCTGAGAAACCTTTAAAGCAATTTGATAAAAATAGTCAACAATTTCACTATATTGTCCCTTGTGGTCAACATCAATGAAGTATACTGTTGATCCCCTATTTTTTATTTTTTCCAAAAAATCCATGTATTCTCTTTTTTTTAAATATAATTGCATAATGAAAATATTAAATTTTAGAGAAAACCGCCAAAATTTAACATATGTTAAAATTTTATGACTGTGAATTATAAAATGCTTATAGTTAACTAGTTAGATGCATTAAAAAGTGTGCTTCCCCCTATATAGTTAATTATACTATGATAAAAAACAACTATGGGTTAATATTAATGTTATCATATTGCCAATTGATCCTTTCATCGTTAAAACAATATTGTCCTTTTATAATTTCAACTTCATCATATTCATAAGAATAATGCAAAGCCCCTATCCCAGCATGACTGCCTTTCATTACTTGATTACGATGAGTTCTGTTTAAATGGACAGTAACTCTTGCAGGATTTAAAGATAAAATGCTTCCTCTCCCATCAGGCGTTATCACTTCGACTCCTAAAATATCAGGTACATTCATAATAATTATATTTTCATAATAATATAATTATTTAAATTTCTTATTAATACAGCCATTTAAATTTTAACATATGTTAAAATTTTTTTTCAATCTAGTTTAATACAATGTATATCAGTTATTTAGTGCAATTAAAAATACTGAATCACTCTTATTAGATAAAACATTATAAACTTTTTACAATAAAAGTTATACTATTAGTTATAAATAACAAAAATATATATGTGAGATTTTTCATCAAAAGAGTTGCATAGTAAAAACATTTCTCTTATCTTTGTGGAAACCAATAGATATATATGACTGAGATAAAATTTTCAAGGTTTGAAGCCTTGAACAAAAGTGGGACTAGCAATGAATCTGTAACTCTTGAACAGGGATACGAATTTATAAAAAATAATCCCTTGAAAAAGGATATTATTCAAGCACGTATATCTGGAAAAAAGAATACTGAAAAAATATATAACCTTTTTCAATATGGCAAAAATGTCAAGGTTAATTACTATGACTATGTAAAAAATAGCACTGGTGCTATTACGTGGTCTATTGATTTAAAAGGTAAAAAAAGAAAAAAGTCAGAACTTTCTGACGATAATCTGACATCATATATCTATTATGATATAGATGAAACAGATAATTTAGATTATGTCATACGTTTTTTGGTTTCAGAAGCCTATGTCGTTGCCGCATGGAGATCATTCGGATTAAACGGCATGGGCTTTCTTTTAAAAATTAATGGTCTAACACTAAAAAATTACCTTACTACATGGGAACATTATAAGGTTTTAATAGAAGAAAGATTTACTCAATATACTGATGGGCAGCATTTTCTTAAGCTAGATAAAGCAACTAAAGATTTTACTAGATTAAATGCATTATCCTATGACCCGGATATGTATATTAGTACATATTCATATGAAATTGATGCTATTGAGCCTGTAGCAAAAGAAATTGTTAATAATTTTAATCTCAATAAAGATTTATACGGGTTAAATGAAGTAAGTACACTTGAGTATGTACTTAACAAATGGTATTCAAACGATGATAGCATCAATAATAGTGAAGGGAGACTAAACTATTATTTTTATAGACAGTATTTTTCAGAAACAAACATATTAGGAATTGAAATGGAAATTGCTTTATCTTACTTAGAAGATAAAGCTAATGAAGATAAATATAATCTTTTATTGGGTTATAGAAATATTGGCACCGTTTCAGGGTTTGCCAGTCAAATCTATAATTCTTATGGTGGACAATTTGGCACTTTTTACGAAAATTGTATAAATGAAATCGAAGGAACAATTGTTGATTTTAACGTTTTATTTGTCGGTACTCTGAAAAAACAGTTAGACTATATCTCATTTTTAGAGGCAAAATTAAACATTAATAATTTTACTCGGAAAAACATCAAGGAACTAACAATTGCAGTAAAAGAAAAAGGTATAGCAAAGGAAACTTTTATAGAATATTTGTTAAATCATTCTAGTAATAATACATACATATATCTAGTCCATAAGATATATAGTAATCCATATTTTATTTATGGAGTAGTAGTTGATAATGATAAAAAAAAACGTCTTGAACAACAGATTGCCCTTATAAATGAGAAAAAAGAAGCTGGATATAATGTCCATGAAAATGTATCTGGTAAGGTAGGTGATTACCTGATATTAGATGAAAGTAATCAATATAAAATGCTTTATAAGTATTTTGTTAATACTATGCAAAATGGTATTAGTAAAAATTATGCACTAACATATATTCAAGAAAATAAAGTCAATGAAAATAACATTGATTTAAATGATTATTATGATTGGACTTTTGAAGTTAATGCATATTTGTTTGGTATAAAGTGGGAGAAAAAAATAATTGCTGAAAAAACAATTGCTAAAAATACTTATGTTCTTAAAGATGATCAATATTTAAGCGATCTTAATTTACAATATTGTGATAAAACTATCATGTGGGCTTATACGGGCACTGGTAAAACTACTAATATTTGTTCTAATATTTCAGGAAAAAGAATTGTGTTAGTCCCAGTTATTCCATTGTTAGAATCAATGGAAAATGCTCATAAAGCAAGTGTGTTTTATGGTGTAAAGAAGAATATTAACCCAAAAAGGGATTTAATTATTTGCACGTATAGTTCTTTTCCTGCATTATTTCACATATTAAGCACTAGTCCACAGTACAATATTGATGATTATTCATTACATGTTGATGAAGCTCAGAATTTCATAACTTCATCATCTGAAAAATTTAGGGCTGAGGACATGTTGTTTATTTTAAATCACTTAAATTATTTTAAAAAGGTTGTTATGTGGACAGGAACATATATAAAAAATATTATTCCTGAATTTCAAGACTATGAAATTATAAAAGTTATAAAAGAAAGATTAAAATATTTCTCCAATGTATTATATTCTGACAAGCCAGCAGCTACTGAATCTTTATGTAATAAAGATGGGTTAAATATTATTTATTTACAATCCAAAAAAATGGAGCGTGAATTAGGTACATTTAAGAACTACTTTATTGAAAAAGGTTGGGAAGAAGAAAAAATGTTATTTCTAAATAATGATAATAAAACCCATCCATCTTTTGAACACATTATTAAAAAAGAATTAATAGAGGAAAAATATAATTTAGTTTTCTGTACTTCTTTAGTAGCAGAAGGATTAAATATTAATAACTTAAATGTATCAACATTACATTTTTGCACAGCAGAGTCTGTCTATATTATGGAACAAGTGGTAAATAGATTTAGAAAGACAGTACCTGAAAATATCTATACCTATCAAAAATACTCTGATGAGGTTCCAGATTTCTATTTTGATGGTATATTACAATATCAGAAAGAATTAGTTGAATTAACGAATGAAATTAAGAAAATTACTTATAAGACTCAATCTAAGGTGCTTTTAGACACTTTAAATAATCAGGTGCACATGTACCTTAAAAGTCATAACAACTATGAAATAAACTACCTTACAATCGCCCATGAAGCTTATTTAAAAGAATTACAATACTGTAACCGAGATAAGGAATATATGGCAGAACTTTTAAAGGAATATTCTTGGATATATAGGGGTAATATTGTTGTTGAAGAAACAATTGATAATGCCACTAAAAAAAGATTAAAAAACCTGAGAAGAAATATAAAAAATGATATTTTTGAAAAACAGGTTGCAATTAAAACAAATATCATTGAGAATGAAACAATAGATCAAATAAAAGATTCTATTAAAGATGAAAATATTAATGTTTTAGCACTTAAAAGTGATTTACCAGATTTTGAATTTCAGATTAGAAAAAATATTGTTTATTTATATCGCCATATGACATTAAATGATGTGTGGAATGTAATGGAAGAATGGCAAAATAATATTTTCAATAATCTTTGGTATAAAAAATTCTCTAATCAGTTACGTATAGAAAAGCAAGAGCGTGAAAAATACTTTGACAATAGAGTTGACTATCATAGTTTATTTGCAAAAGAACTTAAAAATAGATATGAAAGATGGTTTAAAGAAGATAAAAAACCTTCTTATTTGAAGCAAGGATTAATTGCTTTAGTTAATGATATTAAAACTAAGGTTGGTGATTCTCCTATTGATTCTTTTGGAGATGCTAAGACTTTATTAAGTCAATTTTTCTGTATAGAACAAGTATTAGATGCTAATAAAAATATTAGATATAAATTAAGTTGTATTAATGGTCAATCAGAAGAAATTGAACATTATCACATGTATAAATCATTAATAAATTCTGCTTTAAATGGTAATATTCCAAATAATATAACTAAAGAATTTATTAATAGATATACCATTAACTTTAGAAAAAATCTATTTGCTTGTTCTAAAATTGATTTTCTGAGTCCGGTGAGTGAAGCACAGACATTTAAAATGCTCCAATATTATTGTAACTTAGAGCATAAAGGTAGAGGTATGTATGAAATTCAGGATGTATCTACATACATTAACGAAGAAAAAAAAGAATTAAAGAGAAAAAAGGTTGTTTCTTTGGAAATAAATGATTAATTTTATCACTTAAAAAAAATAAATTATGAGTACAACATTTGGAATTTTAAAAGACAGTGGATACATCAAACTAATTGATGATGAATTACCTATTCAGTATTTAGAAAATATAGAAGATAATTTTCTAAAAGTCGCATTAAGAAATAATAATGGTGAACTATCTTGGACAAATGAAATTGCGCCCTTATTAAATAAGGATACAATTGTTTATCCATTGGACAATACAGCTCAAGGGATACATTCGATAGGCGACATTAAAAAAGTGATGAAAATATCAAAAATTGAGATAGGATTTTCTTTTTCTGAGTTTGGAAGCTAATTTAGAATGACTAATTTTGTAATAGCAAGATCACGACCTGATGAAAAATGGAGAATTCCAGTAGTAATTGATCAATGGTTTGAATCTTATCGACAAAATAAAATTTACATAAAACCTATACCTTTGGGTCATGGTTGGTTTGAAAATTTTAATTTTAACTTTAAGGGTGGTTTTTATACAAAAGAAGACTTTTGTTTTAGTATTAGTTATAAACGCGATAGAAAATATTATGTTTATCCATTATCCAGTATGTCACATATTAAAACAATAGAATACGTCCATGAACTTCAAAATCTTTATTTTGAAATAACAGGTATTGAATTAAATTATAAAGGTCAATCTTATTAAAAAATAATTATGGGAAACAAGTTAAAAGAAATTAAAACGCAAATTAAAGAGGTTATGAATAATGATAACCTTTAAAATGATTTACGAGATCGGTTAAATAGAGTAGTTTTTTATCTTGAAGATATTATTAATAACTATTTATATCTAAAGTTATAAATGGAAACCAATTGTTCAGAAGAATTAAAATGTCTATATCAAGATATTAAAATCTTGTTAACTGGGGGTAGATTTGAGTTAGAAATTAATTATGAGGATTGGTGTTCATTATTAAGATTGACAATTGATGATTTTTATGCTTATTTGCACATGTGGATAATTAATAATAAATTTTCATCATTTTTTGGTAAAAATGTTACATCAAATGATGTGTGTCTGTCGTTGACGACTGCTTCTTTTGATTATGAACTAACATTAGCTCAAGCATATAGTGAAGATATTGGTTTATCTTCAAGAGGTGGCCGATTTGAATTACAAAAAGGATTTGTAGATATAGTTGAAGGTAATCAAGTATATCAAATTCCGGCTGGTAGAGAAGTAAAAAAGGTTTTATTTATGACCCCCTCACAGATTGATGCAGCTATATTTTCTTCATGGGGCTATGGTAATATGGGTCTTAGTGGGAGTGGGTTAGCTCCCTATGGTAGTTTTGGATTTGGTGGGGCAGGTGTAGGTGGAGTTTTCCCATTGTTCCCAGCTCATGATGTTATTTTACGAGCTGCACACCTTAGTATAACTGATAGAATGTTAAATTCTGATTTAACATATCGTATTACAAAAGGGCCGAATGGGACTAGATTGTTACACTTATTTTCATTACCTGAAAATAATAGAACAAGAAGTTTTAACAGAGATATGTATAGGTGTAAAGTTTGGTATGAGTATTATGATACCAACATTTTAAATGATTCAGATGCAGCAGAGTGTAGAAAAGACTGTGAAAAAATTTATTCACCAACACAAATTGATTTACCAAAACAAGATTACTGTGATTTAAATCATTTCTCTAAGACTTGGATAAGAAAATGGTTGACTGCTTATACCAAACAAGTCTTAGGAAGAGCAAGAGGTAAGTTTAAAGGTAAGCTTGTTAACATGGGGGGTGATTCATTAGAACTTGATTGGGATATTTTATTAGCCGAAGCTAAGGAAGAATTTAGTGAATTAAAAACTGAATTACAAGATTTTCTGACAGATTTAAGAAGTGATAAACAACTTGAAAGAAAAGCAGGTGAGGCTGAAAATTTAAATAAAATTTTAAGTTATAGTCCAATGCCTTTTAAAGTAATCTAATTATATCATTAAAATAAAAACCTTTAAAACTATAATTGTCAGGTGCTTCAAAAAAACATCTGGCATCTAAAACAGCTATTTTTTTACCATCACCAGTTATTTGATTATTCCATATCCAAGCTAATGAATTGGGGTTAATAGTAATAAAATGTTCTTGCCCAGCATCTCTTTTTATTTCACCATCTTTAATGATGTTATTAGTGATATAGGTATTTTTAAAGTTCCCTACTTGAATTAAATCCCACCCTGTTGTAGATATATTGTTTCCTGCAATAAGAATCAAATTGCAAGGGTTAGTAGTAGCTTTTGAGATGCCGCAATATATGCCCTCATGTGATGCACCAATAATAGTGTTGTTAATAATTGAAACTTTCTGATGAAAATGATCTTGTGTAAATCTAATTCCCGTATGAGGAAATAGTATTGTAAAATTAGCAATTCCAAC